CTTACGGACAAGACTCCTTTAAATGAATTGTTTAACAAAGCTGTTCCAACAGAAGAGACGGAGGATTGGCTATATCCAAGCCTTTTCAGGCCCGATGATTTCTAAACGGGACAGCAGTGTATGGGATAAGAAATTAAAAACTGAAAGATATGTGCAGTTTTAAATGCGAAAAGCCCCGGTATCTTGCCTTATTTTACTAAGGATCAATACCGAGGCTTTGATTTATAGAGTAAATTGCCAATGGAAACGCATTGGATAGGGGGAGCGATTATTCATCGTTTTCGCCGGGCGTAGAGGTTTCATCATTGACAGATGCTACCTGCTTGCTCCGCTTAGATGACTGCTGTGAAGCGGAATTGGTATCGCTCTTGTCAGTTCCGCTTAAACTTCCCCCGATGTGCCTACACCGTTGCAGAGAGAATCCCAGCCACTTTCTGGTGCGGCAATCTCATAGCGGCCATACATGGTCGGACTGAGGGAACCGCTCAGTGTCACTGTACGATCATCCTCAGGTTTTTTGCCCGTGTCTCCCTTAATATTACCGGAGTCGTACTTGAAGTCGTGCTGCTTGTCGTAAACGAGGATTGATTTATCACCATCCTCGATGATGTAACCACATTTAAGGTTATTGAGACCACGAGCCCCATACGCAGAAGCGGCACTTACGCTCTCAAGAACGTAGTCCAAAGTCTGCTTAAAGCCCTTTCTGAAGCCCAAGTTTTCCCAGGTGTGACCCTGACCGCCATCCTGGCACTCAAACTTGTAGAGACCCTTACCTTTCTTGAAGGACGCAGCTGTCAGCGCTGCATAGGTGTTCTTACCTACCTCTGGTGAGAGAGGGGCAGCGAGCTCACTCTTGATAAAGACATATACGTTTACGCCAAGACCACCGAAGTTCTCCAAGCATTCGTTCTCGGAGAGAATATCCTTGATCTCTGGGCATGTTACATTTTCTGCCATAATTGTATCTTTTTTGATGATTAAACGAAATGGCGGCGGAAGCCATATTCCGCCAGGTCAGGCGACCGCCGCCGAGGATTTATAGAGGACTGCCTTTTTGCCTGTTGGACCAGCGATGGAATCGCTGGGAACGGGGGCAGGGGAGGGGACTATGCTTCCTTGAAGAAGGCGGTGAAGCCCTGGCTCATGCCTGTTGCAGCGAACTGGATCTTCTTCTCCTTGCTACCGGTGCTCCAGTGGTCGAAGACGTAGTTGGTACCATCCTCTGCCTCAAGAGTAACAATAGCGTTAGGAGTTGTCTCCACTGGCTTAGTGTACTCTGCATCGTTCACCTTCACCTTACCATCGATCTCACCCTCTGCGGTAGATACGGTCTTGGCAAGAGTAACGGTAATGTTAGACTCGGTGTAGTCGCCTGAAACGAACTCTGCGGCTTCGAGGTTTCCGTCTGTCATTGCGAACGCCCAAGAGAATGGATTTTCCACATAACAGCCCTGAATACTTTGTGCCTGGATAGTGATGTCCCTCAGGTCGTCTGAGCTGCCTTCACCAATCAAAACCTTAGTGTCGTTACCCTCAGAATCTACTGCGTAAACAAGGTTGTTTTCGATAGAGAAGAGGATGCGATCACCGACACCCAAGCCCTCAACTGGAACAATGGTACACTTAGGAAGCTCTGGGATAACGTAGTTACCGCCATCTACCACATTGAGCTTATGAGTACCGTATGACTGGAGTGCGTAAGCATCAGAGATAGCGATAGCTGTCTCAGGAGTCATATAGGCGAGAACCTTCTGACGGCGCATACGTGGGTCCAGTTTCATGTAAACCCCGCGGAAGATCTTGTATGCAGAGCTGTCTGTTGCATCAGCTGGTGCAGAGATAGCTTCACAGTGGATGAGGTTGTGGTTAGCTTCGCTGATAAGACCGTCCTCAATATCGTGCTTGATACCGGTAAGGAAGCCATCATAGAGAGCCATAGACTTCTCAAGATTTGAAGCGCCAGGAACGTCTCTGTCAATGTCACCCCACCAGAGGTTGTTGTAAAGGTCGTCGGCGTAAGTCTTCAATACCGCTTCGATAGCTACGGTAGAAAGAGGATAAGCGCCATGTGAGTCTGTACCAAGGTTTGTCTCACAATAGCGGTCCATGTTATCGGTACCGTGGAACCAAGCGAGCTTGGCTGTCAACTTACGTTCCTTGAGGAAACCGATTTCACTGTTCAACTTAGGATTTACATCCTTACGGCGAGTAGTACCACCCTTACGGATAAATACATTAATAGTGCGCTGATACTGGATGCCGCTAATAGTCTTGATGCCAAGACGCTTCATCTCCTCAGGGTTAGCGTAAGATGGACCCTGAACAACGCTCTTGAATACCTGGTTAGCGACCTCTTTAAGGGCGCTGATACCAATAAAGTTGTTTGGTGCTGCCATAATTAAAATTCAAATTTTGCTTATTTATGTATGTGATTTAAATTTCAAAAACTAGAGGAGACCGTTTTCTCTCTTGTACTCCTCGATAGCTTTCTTTGAACCTACTGGGTCGGCTGGATTCCAGGTTGGATAACCGGTCTTAGCGGTTTCTACCTGTGCGCCCTCACCGTTGTTTTGAGGTGCAGCACCCTGTGCTGGCTCCTCACCTGGGTTCTCGTTCAACTCAGCAATCTGAGCGTCCTTGTCGGCGATGGTCTGCTTGGCAGTAACGAGTGAAGCCTGGGCAGTCTTCAGCTCCTCATCTACCTTTGCCTTCTCCTCATCAGCCTTTGCCTTGGCATCGGTGAGGGCCTTGATGTCCTCATCGGCCTTAGCCGCTGCCTCTTTCAGGTTCTTAATCTCCTCGTCCTTCTGGGCGATGGTTTCAGCGAGTGCGTCGTGCTTTGCCTGAAGGTCAGCAAGACTCTGCTCTGCTGTGGTGGCTTTCTGCTTGGCAGCAGCCACAGCCTGCTCCTGCGATGTAAGATGAGCTTCGAGGGTATCGAGCAATGGGGCATTCATGAATGCGCCTTCCTCCTTTACCTCAATCTGCTGACCATCCTGCATACCGCAAGCGGCATTAATCTTAGGGTAATTTGCCATATTGATTTGATTTTTGGTGTTTGTATGTTGATGATTCTCTTTCTTTGCTGAAGAAGCCTTGTCTGGCTCCAACTGAGGGTCGTGTGCCGGATGATCGGATGGCTCATTCAAACTGCCATTCGTTTCGTCTTCATCATCAGATGGCTTTCTGACGATAGGTTCTGCTGTGCCATTGTAGAGAGCAAAGCAACGCTTTACGCAAGAGAAGAAGTCACTCTGATCATCCATCAGAATACCCTTTACTTCCTCTGCATCGAATACCTTTCCATGAAGGTGTTCGTCCTTTGCAGCAGGGCAAGCCTTCTTAACATCGGCTCTGAACTCTACACCCAGTTCGCCAAGCTCCTTTACTAGTTTCTCGCTATCGCCATCGTTGGCAATATCACGGAACTCACGGTTCTTATCGAAACTCTCAGGGTCGTAAAGCTCGTGATAAGTTTCATCGGTAAACTGGTTTTTGCTACCATCGGCCTGCGTGTAGAAGGATGCCATCACACCGATACAACCGATTTCATCTTTCGGGTGCATGTAGTAACGCTCATCGCAGAGAGAAGCGAGATACATTCCGGCAGAAGCACACATGCCATCAATGAAGGCGATGACTGGCTGACCCTGTGAACGGGCATAATTGATAGCCTGCTCGTAATCGTTCTTTGCCCAAGCGGAACCACCAGGAGTGTTGATGATGAAGATGTGACCGCGACAGAGGGGATGATTTGCCGCTTTGATCATCATGTTGCGATGGTCGATAGAACCATACGAGCAACCGCCACCGTTTCGGGTGATAGGACCATCGATGGTGAGCACAGAAACAAATGGGAAGTTCTGAGCATCATCATTATTACTATCCAATGCCCACTGACCTCTCACCTGCTTACCATCCTCGGAAATCTGATATTCCTCCGGGTAATAGATTGAGCCATCGGCTGCATTCACGGTTACGAAGCCGCAGGTAGGTGCAGGGCGTTCGTATACGGCATGAGCATTCAAATTCTGCTCCAATGCCTTCCGTATGCCGTGAACAAAGTCAGGCGAAATCATCCACTTCTTCTCGGTCAGAATTTCATAAAGACCTTTCATGTGGGTAATAAATTTTTAAAAATAAATGTATGTTATCGTTATCCTGAATACAAATCTCCTTACCTTATTTAGCAAAAGAAGACCTTTCAATATTTCTGACGGCAAAGGTAATGAGAATACATGGGCGTATAGGGACAAAATAAAAGTAAAAAGGTAAAAACAAAAAACCCTGCGATCCTCACGGACAGCAGGGCTAAAATTAATATAAAATTTCGATACTATGAAATATATGTTTACTAAAACTAGAAGATAATTAAGTACTATAAATTTATGATTGATTAAGCAATCGTTATCGGAATAAACTCCGACATCGCCTGACAGATAGCCGTAATGCTACGGGTCTCAGCATCTTTCTGAGCAGTCACGGAATCAGTGATACTGAAGGTACCAGGCAGCGTATGGCAGAGATAAATCGTGTCATCCTGCTTACGCAAGACTATATAATAGTCCTTTCCGTGCATTTTCTTGATGATTTCGGGTATATTCGCCTTTCCGTCACTAATATTGGCTGTAATCTCGAACTTGAAGACGGTACCATTGCCACCCTCTGAAGAAGTCTGCTTGGCGGTGATGCTATCGGATATGATGTAATTGTCGCCTTCGCTGAGGGAAACATGGAGTGCTTCGCCGGCAAAGTGGCAGCCGGTTATCTGCAATATCATCGGTATGCTGAAGGGAATAGGAACGGAGCTTTCCCGTACAGCATAAAAATAAGCATCGGTTACTCCGTCAAGAAATAACTCTCTGCAACTATCAGGTAATTTCATAACTTTTCCTTGATTTAGCTATTATTTAACTTTTGTTTAGATACAAATTAACATCTATTATATAAGGTGTAAAATCATAGCCACTGCACTTCGTCGATGCGGTTAGGCTTATCACGGCTATCTTTATACTGCATATCCACGCAGGAATAGCTCTTAAAGAAACAGTGCTCCGTGCGGAACCACCTGCCGATAATGCGGCGCAACACGTCTTTCTCTTCCTCGCTGGCTTCTATGCCGTATCGCATTAAGTACCGCTCCAGCATGGCATTATGGGAGCGGGCGATAACCCTGCCTTTGGAGGTGCAGAAGTCGAAGGTGGAGAGTGCCCATTCCACGAGACTGCGCTTGAAATCGTTGTTGAGTGATACCGCCAGCGCACGCATGCCGTGCGTATCCAGCGTAAAGGTAGGCTTTACCGGATAAACGGTATCGACAATCTCTACTTCGCTGGGCAGTCTGATGCAGAGGTAATCATCATGTGCGCCCTTACCATCGGTAAGGCGACCATTGAGCTGCTGCACCTCCTGGAAAGTGAGCCAGCTTCCGGCATCACGGCGCATCACTACCTTGCCTCCTGCAGGGTGCTTGCCCGACAGCATATTGCACCACTGCTGCTGCGAGAAACAGCCGAGGTCGATACGGCTGCTTTTCGCAGGGGCGCTGATAAGCGAATTGCGCATAATGAACTGCTCATGTGAGTAGTTGCTGAACACCACCGGCTCATCCTTGGCCAGGGTGAACTTAGGGTCGCGGTGCCGGAAGAACTGGCAGCGGGAGGTTGGGAGACGGAGATAGATATTTGGCACTTTTTTTGAATGTTGAATGTTGAGTGTTGAATTAGGCTAGCGCCCTTGAGTCCACTAGGCCTGCAACTTGTAAGGAATGCTTACAAGTTTATTAATTACTTCAGCGAGAAGCCTTTCTGCTGGGCATAGTAGAGCATGATGGCATCGGTAACGTTCAGGCAATACTTCTGGATAGAGTTACCTTCCTTCGGCTTGGGCACCAGTTTGTCGAGTTTCTTGGTCTGCTCTTCGTCGATGTTGAAGGAGAGCTTTACGGCATCGATATACTTGCCTCCACTATCGGTAGCGCTGATGAAGCTCTCATTGAACTTATCTTTCTCACCGAAGAAGAGATTGATGGCCTCTACCATCTGTTCCTGAGTGAAACCAGGAAGGGTAGGATGCAGCTTGCGGTACTTCTGCGAATAGGTCTGCATACGCTTATCCATATAGTTATTGATGCTGTCGGCATACTCATAGTAGAGGGCGTAATCTTTCGATTTCTCGTCTTTCTTACGGGCAAAATCGAAGAAACCGCTCAACTGACGGAGGCTTGCCATCACGCCGTCAAACTGCTGAAACTCGCTGGCACCTTTGAAGATTTCCAGCATATCGCCCTTCACCTGGGTAAGCAGGTTTTCGAGCGTTTCAGACAGGAACGTTATCTTATCGAGATTGGTATTCAGCTGGTCTACCTTCTCCTGTATGCCCGGACGGCTGTAGTCTACGTAGTAACGTATCAGATGGCCGAAGTTAAGGAAGTCGTAACTTACTTCGCTGTGCAGATTTACCTGTACTAGCAGGGCATAGATGGCATTGGCCAGTTTATTATCTTTTTCCTGGATAGCCTTGATGAGGGGTATCATCTGAGGCGCGCCCTGCGGTATGCGGTTGGCAGCGCGTACCAGTTCGTTGCGGTTGCGCACGGCATCGGCAAACTTCGGATCAGCGAAGAGTGTCTCCAGGGTTTTGACGTATACATCTGCCGGCACATCCCTAAAGTTGAAGGTGTAGACGGTAGGGAGCTGACGGATTTTAGCATCCCGCCTTGCCATTGCCTCCATCTGGTGCTGCTTTTTATTTTTATTTCCCATTGCTATTTACTTTTTCTATTTATCATAATGAGCGTTAGAGATAGTGAGTAGTGATTTTACCTTTAAATCTCGAAGTCCTTATCATATTCCATCATTCTCTCGGTAATGATGCGATGAATCAGATAGCCTATTTCCTTGGCGTTAGGATGCGCCTTGCCGGTACTTTCATGGAAGCGGAGGTCCAGGATATGTTTCCACTCCTTGAGAGTATAGGTATAAGCTACCACCGTATAGGTATCGAGAGGAAGAATGCCGCGGGCATCCTGCGGCTTCATGCCCGATTTCAGCAAACGGCGATAGAGCCAGTCGGCAATCTTGCAGCCGGCAAGATAGAGGAACTTCTGCCAGCGGGTGCCTTCATGCAACCAGTGCGGACGGGCAATCTGCACGCCACCTTTCTTCTCCAGGTTCACGTAACGAGTGCTCTGTTCGCTGATGCTATTAGGCGATGTGCGGTTCAGCTCACGGCTGGTACTGATTTGCGTGGTAACAACCATGGTCATGCGGAGGAGATAGAGAGCCTTTTTGCAATCATACTTCAGCGCCTTCTCGATGAACTCATCTTCCTTCACATCGTATGAGTCGAGGATGTCGAGGATTTCGTCATGCTCGGCAAGGAACTGCATGTTGCTGCTGATCCATACCTTCTTATCCTTCACCGCATAATTGATGTAAGGTGAAGCCACGAGGAGAGACCAGAGAGACCTCGGCAGCTTGTTGTCATTCTTGACGAAGAAATAGAGGGTACCGTGACGGAGCATAGAGCGATGTCCGCTCTTCCAGAAACTGTTAACCATCTTTACTGCCTGTTCTTCCCGAAACTCCTCTTTCTTTTCTTCAGAAAGTTTCTCGTCAGGCTGTTTGCCTTTGCTCTTGTAGCAGATTCTGCCTACTCGGGCAACCTGTTGAGTGCCGGTCTTCTGAGGCCACCACTCAACACCAGGAATTATCATTTTCATATCAAATATAAACTATCAATTATTAATTATCTTTCAATGCTGCCTTTATATATTCGGAAAGTTCATGATTAAGGGTTTTCAGATCTTCCAGACTATATTTAGTCATCTGCAAAGACACTGTGATTACTGCCTGCAGCAGAGCCCAGAGCGAAGAATTGTTGGTGATGACGTAATCGAAACTGTTTATATCCATTGTTACCCGATATTCGTCACGCTTCATTCTTTCGGGAGCGATACCACGAGCCTTGAGGGTTTCGGGCTTGGCAGCTACGTAGATATTCACCAGTTCAATATCAGGGAATCGCTCGCAAATATCCATGATGCCCTTTTCGTCGATTACGTAGATGGCGGCATCTTTTATCTGGTCGAGTTCCGTCCAATACTTGTAGCCTCCATACTCGGTATAGGCAAGCATCTTTTCTCTTGGGATATTGCACTCTTTTACGAAGATGTGCTCTCTGCCGTTTACCTCGCCTTCACGCATAGGTCTGGTGGTATAGGAGCAAAGAATGGGCACATGGAGTGTCATCCGCATCAGCTGGGCAACCGTATCTTTTCCGGAGCCAGCCTGACCTACTATTGCAATAATCATCTGTTTCATATCTTTTGTTTTGTAAAGTTTTTATATATAAATAGAGGGATAAACGAACAACACCGAAACAACACTAAAACAATCATAAGACTCTCGTAAGACTCTCGCAAAATTTTCGCAAAAGCGTAAAGCCTTTATTATCAGCTACTTACGAAAAGTATAAATTTTAACTTTCAGGGTTCTGCCGAACCGATTTGTATATTTATTTCATCCTCTCAAAATCTTGTTTCCCATAGGGAAAAACGTGAGGTTTCTCAGGCGTTCCAGCGAAGGATATTGCTGATTTACTCTGTCTCTGAAATCGTCCATATCGCCCATGTCTACCATATATTTTCCCAATGCCATTTCAAAGTTCACCGGGAACGTCATCGTGATTTGACGGAGGAATTTACCACCCCCTATCATCACATCGATTGCTACTTTCATCCATCGCTGACCTTTCTTGTCGAGCCATGACCCCTTGGGGATTTCTACTTTTCTTTTTGCCATAATCTTATATCTTTAATGTATTAAAAAACTTTTTGTCAATGTTGAGTGTTGAGTGCATTAAACATTCCGCTCACGGTAAACCTGCTGCAGAATAGAGTGATATTCTCCTTCGCCCAAATTCACCTTGAAGGCGTGGATGAGGTAATGATAGCTCACGGTATGGCTGCTGCCTAACTGCCGCCACTTCTGTGAAGCCTGGGCAGCGTTGTACTTCCGGCTGCATGCCGAAAGCTCGTGAAACAGACGTTCGCCATAAGGGTGCGCCTTCAATGCCCAACCTGCCTTTGTCCACTCATCATAGCTTTCCGTGATGTTGATGTTTCGGCTCACTAGGGCTTTTACGATGAGTTCGATGATGCGGTCTTGCGTGCGAGGATCATTCCAGAAGGCTGAGTTGTCGCTACCGCCGTAAGCGCTGGAGGCGTTACTCTGCGGTTGCCGATACATCGGTCGTGCCTGCGGTATCACCTGCGGTTCGTCCATCTGCAAGCCTTGATAAGGCTGCACATTGTTATTAATATATATATGGTCTGCATCATCCCATGAGGCGAAACGCACACGACCGATATTGCCACATTGCTTGTCGAGCACAATGCCCAGGGCGGCATATTCCTTGAGGATAGCCTTGAACTGCTCCTTATGCCTGTCGGGATAAGCCAGGCGAACCAGTCCGAAATATCCTGTACCCGAACAGGAACGCATCAGCAAACCTATCTCAGGACGGAAGCGAGCCACCATGCGGATATTCTCAAAGCTGGTAAGCTGCTGGTTGTCCTGAAGGTCGATGTCGATAGCGAGCCATCCGGTATGATGATAAAGATGTGTTTCACGGCGTGAAACCATCACACGCTGGCCTGGGTGGGTCAAACTATCGTCTTCATAAAGACTGAAGAGACCGCTCAGTGTAGCACCAGGAAGCATCTTCTTTGTTTCGATATATTCCGGCATCTTCTTTGCTTTGCTTCCAAACTGCTGTCGCATGGCTCTCAGCTTCTCTACATACGGCTTCCATCTGTCCGTAAGACAGAACTCACGGATAGACATCTGCGTGATGCACTCGCCAGTCTCCATATCGATGAAGTCACCGTGGGCATCCGTAGCAGACTTGTAGATGGAACATATCTCTTCAAACATACCTTACATATATTATTATATTCAATTTTCGCTGCAAAGATACAAAAATAAATCGAAAAAAGTATAGGTAAACTATATTATATTTGAAATAAGTTATATTTTTAACATTTAATATAGATTTGAGAGGGGGAACCAGCGATAGAATCGCTGGGAACGGAGGCGCAAAGGGTGTTTTTTCAAAAATGGGACCAAGATACGAAATCTGGTCCCATTTTGCCGATTTTGGTCTCATTTTAATTTTATTAGCAGAAATGTTAAAGCCCATTAATTGAGAAAACGGGGGATATTGTCCCCCTGCTGCCACACCATTGTCCCACTGCTTGCCCACGCTGATTTTTTGCTATCTGCTTATTTTTCAGCAACTTACTATATCTTGGTCTCATTTTTATATAAATTTCTATAAACAGATGTACGCAGGAGATACAAAATATTTCAGAAATATGTAGAATATATGTAGAATATCACACATTTTTCTCGCTAGCTGCCACTTCCATATATCCCCATAACTACCTTATTGTCTGATGTTTACGGCAAAGCCGTTAATGCTACTAACTTCTAGTTTAGGGTTAGGGGATTTTGATTTTAGGGAAAAGAAAAAATACACGGAAAATTTTATATATAGGTAGTAAATCCGGCGAAAAATGAGACCAAGATATGCTTTTGAGACCAAAAAGCCCACTAAATCAAAGGGTTAACGTTGGTACGGAAAAATATTAGCTTTATTACAAAATGGGACCAGCGAAAAATTCGCTGGGAACGGAGACCCAAAGGCGATAGCCTAATTCAACATTCAACACTCAACATTCAACACTAAAAAAGGCTGCCTCGCTTCACAGTGAAACAGCCTCGAAAAACAAATAACTAATAAACTTAAAAACTAATAATTAATAATCAACAAAACTTTCTTCTATTTATTCTTCATAAACTGGTTAGCCTTATTCAGGCTATCGTGCAACCCATCACGACCGTACATATTAATCTGGGCGTTGATAGGCTGATTGAGGCGCTGAATGAGCGCATTCACGGCTTGCAGGAGCGCCGCATTGCTTGCAGCATTAGCTGCTATCAGGTCGCCTGTCGCTGACGCGCCAGACGAAAGATTACCATTGCTCCCTTGCGTGCCTGCTGCAAGAACATCACCCACATTGCCGCTATCAAATGCCCTTCTTGCTGAGTTTCTTCCCGAATAGTTGCTGTCGTAATTGACCAGCGCCTTCAGCAGGGCAGGGTTATTCATCATCATGGCATGAGTGGTTTCACGGCCAATCACGATTTCCGGTCCTTTCTCGGCTACGAGAGACGGCTGACCATTAACGGTGGTGGCGGTTGGCGATGTGAGCATCTTCACACCCTGCATCTGCTTGCCATCATCCTCCTTTGCCCAATACACCTCGCCATTATCAGCCACAAATGGCTTCAAGTCTTGAACGTTTCCGGAATCATAGGTAAGCATACCGGTTACGAGCTTGGTGTTGGTAGTATTGGTATTACTCTTCTTTTTGCCGCCGCTGAAGGCTGAATTGAGTGCCCACTGGAGCAAACCCATGAGAGTAGCCATCACACCTGCGGCTGCAATAGGACCAGCGATAGGACCCAGGAACTCGAAACACTTAGCCATCGCACCCGCGATAGAGAAGGTTACTTCTGACTGAGTGCGGGCTGCATCAGACTGAGCTATAGCCTCATTATTAGCCTGAGTATTGGCGAGATTGGTAGTGAGCGCCGTTTGGGTCATAGCCATACCCGCGTTCAAAGCCACCTTAGTGCCCTCACTCTGCTCCTTGTTTCCGGCAGCAGTTACATCCGTGATATTCTGAACACCCTGGGTAGTCACCTTCTCACGATCCTTATTACCCTTCTTTACCTCCTTGCTCAGTTCCTTCTGGTGCTTCTTCTCCTTCTTCAGCTGCTCGGCTTTCTCCTTGTCTTCCTTGGATTTACCGCCCTTCTTGAACTCGGTATTCATCACGCCACCGATAAAGGAACCAGTGATGCCGGCTGCGGCATCAACGAAGGAACCGCCACCTGCGATAGCATCGGCTGCTGCTGTACCCGTTTGTGTTGCGGCATCATTGTAGAACGCATTAGCATTGTCTCTGTTGCGATGCTCCCATGCACGAGGCGCGCCACTGCCCTGTGATTGCGTATTCGGCTGCTCAGGGTTTGCAGGGGGCGCGTATGGAGGCACTATAGCCGTACTGTTAGGGTTGATAGGCGAACCATCAGGATTCCAACCGAGAGCCAGCTGCTGAGGAGGCAGATTCTCGAAGTTAGACTGCGGCTGCTGAGTAAGATAAGATGCACCCTCATCTACCAGTCGCACATACATCGGGTTCGCCTTTGTGCCGAGATGAGAGAAGTCTTCCTTCACGGCATTGGCATTAGCGTTGGCTCTCGCTGCATCAATACCAGGCTGTGCTTTCTTCTTGGCTCGCTTGGCACCTGCATCGTTGATAGCCTTCCACATCTGCGTATTCACATCGTTGAGCGCCATATTACCCCACGATTCGAGCATAGACTTCAGAGCGTTCTTGATAGCTTCCTGTGCGCTGCTTACATCGTAGCGCATTTCGGCAAATGCCTTGCCTACTTCTGCGCCGAAGGTTTCGATAGGCTGCACGAGCTGCTGCATCTGAGAGAGGCGGTTCTTCATCGCCGTTGCCATCTGGTTGACGTATGCAAGTTCTGCCTCCTGCCGAGCCTTATCAGCTTCATCGAGGAGCTGCTTGTTGCGTGAGTTTTTGAAAACGAAAGCATAATAATCTTCTGCCATCTGCATCTTCATCTTCATCAGCTCCACCTCTGGGTCGGCGGTGAGATCACCGAGACCGAGGTTCGACCACATATTGGTTCGCTTACCGAAGAGGGCGCTTTCCTGCTGCATCTTGCGAAGGGTTTCCTGGTTGGCAAGATTGCGCTGGTTGACCTTCCACATCTGCTCGGCAATCTTTTTTGCCTGGTCGTAGGTCTTTTTCTGAGCCTCGGTATATTCATCGGAATACTGGATGAGCTTGTTGTAGAACACCCGCCAGTCTTCCGCATTATCGCCCAACATATTCTGAATACGGGCACCGAGCGCATAAGGATCATCACCAAAGAGTACCTGCATCAGCAATCCCCTACCCTCTTTCTTGCTGACATCAACTGTATAAAGGTTGGCGATTTGCTTCCTTGCCTGCTCGTACATGGAAATGATATACTTCTTGCGTCTCTCAAATGATTCCTTATCCGCTAACTCAAAATCGGTTGGGTTAGCAAAGCCCATCTGATTGAAATCATCGTACATATTCTGCTGCACGGTTCCCGTATAATTGTTCTCCTGGGCAATCTTTTGTCGGGCTTCTGCCTGTTTCGCCTCCAGCGTTATATTATTCTGCTGATTCTTGGTAGCCTTGGCATAGATTTCAGCCGTGATGGAGTTCATCGGACGGTTCAGGCTATTACCCAACTGAGCCATCTTCTCACGCAGGGCTTCGATGTTATTCTTTATAATGGAAGCAAGGAGGTCCTTGGAAAGATTCACTCCGGTCTCATCGGTCTTCTCGATAAGATCATTGTCCATCGTCTTCTTGAACTCCTCCCAGTAGTTAGCCTGACCAGCAATAGCAAGGCGCACCTGAGCAAGAGCTTCTTCCATACGCCTCTTTACCGGCTCTACAAACAAATCCTGCTCCGTCTTATCCATACCGAGGCTTACTGCCTGTGACAGTTTCTCGTTGATTTGTCGCTCATAGAAGTTGCGAACATTATCCATGATTGCACTCGCCTCGTCCTGCTTCTGCTTCAGCTCATCACGCCAGGAACGCTGCTGGTCACGTTCCGCCTGTTTCCGTTCTCGTGCCTCCCGCTTCGCAGCAGCGATAGCATCCTTATAGGGTGCATTATTGTCAAGTGTACCAGGACTTTCTTCCGGATAAGGAGTATATCCTTCTGGAACGAAGTTCGCATAAGCATTATCAATCTCCTTCTCTTTATTACCTCTACGATGCGTAGCGTTTGTGTACCAGCGAGACGCAGAAAGCAAATCACGAAGTTTGAATGCCATTTGCGGGTCACTGGAAGATGGGGAAATCTTTCTGCCGTCATAACCCTGGCGGTAAACGAAACCCTTATTATCAACTTTCCAATTTTCGCCGCTAATCAAACCTGATTTATTTTTCGGCAGTTTTTTAGCTAAGTACCAGAACACGGAGGTACCGCTTGCACCCTTGCTGACCCATCGGTCTATATCCTGAAAAGATACGCCGAGCTTATCCAAGCCTAAGGCACGAACCTTTTCCATCAAAACGTTTGAAGCGGCGTTTCTGTCGGAATCAAATTTCGGCAAAGCCTGCTCCTTAGCTTTCTCGCGCATACGGTAATAAGTTGCCCTCTGTGCTTCCTGTGCCAACTCGGAATAATGGTCACGAAGATCTTTTACATTCTTTATCTCTATGCCGAGATTAGCAATATAAGAGCGGAAATCTCGATTGAATCTGGATACGAGGCTTTGGCGTTCTTTCTGTGAAAGATTCGCCTCATTCATCATTCGCTTATAATTATCGAGTTTCTTATTAAGGTTACTCGTTTCTACTGCCGCCTCGCCAAGAGTTTTTCTCCAGGCATTAGCCTTGCGTGCTGCCTCTGCTTCCGCAGCAGCAGCCTCTTCGCTTGCACTTACAAAAGACCACACTACACCTACGGCGGTGAGAATCGCACTAGCAATAGCTACATAGGGATTTACCTTTGCTGCTGAATTAAACAACGTTTGCGCAGCTGCAGCCGCTTTTATCGCCTTGCCTAATTCCCAAAGAAATGAAACAGCTTTATAGATACCCAGAGCAGCAACATAATTGGCGATAAGAGGAAGGAGGCCTACAAACACCTTACAAGCGGTAATCACACTCCACAGAGCTGCCTGAAGTGTATTCTTGAATATCGGGCTTTGCAGTATCATCTGCGACATATCGTACCAGGCTTCCGCCATCGACTTTACACTCTCCACACCATCAGGATTGACAAATGCCTTCTCCCAAAGGTTGTTGGCTCTGTCCAATATACCTGCGGCCGACTGCTGCTGCATCTTGTACTCATTGGTTACAGCGCTTGCCTCCTCGAATGCCTCTTTAGACTCGTAGAGATGATCCTTCAGCACATCTACGTTCTTAGACATAGTTACCATAGAAGTAATAAGTCTTTGTCCGTCAGAACCAACGTCTTTAAAGATGTCACCAAGAGCATTCATGTTACCCTTGTCACGCATCTTCTCCAATACAAGGACAATGGCATCCATCGCATGACCCGCCGCGTACATATTCTTGATAGTACCCTGCTGAATGCCCAAATCCTTCTCGATAAGGTTATGGTTCTTCTGCAAGGCTACGATGAACTTAGACATTGCCGTAGCACTGACTTCTGGCATCAAGAAGAGAGAATCGGATGCAGAACCGAGAGCCAACAACTGGTCGGTAGTGATACCGGCAGTACGGCTCACACCGGTTAATCGCTTGGCAAACTCTACGATATTGGTAGATGTAGAGGTAGAAGTAGAAGACAGCTTGAACATAGCCGAACCCGTAGCAAGCATCGCTTTTTCAATACCCATCTTCGGAATAAGCCCCATCGTCTCTACCATCTTTGACAGAGCAGGCAACGCCTCCTCTCCCATTTCCTCGCCGATGGCTACATTGATTTGGTCGGCAGCAGCTACGAACTGCTTCATACCTTCCACGCCATACTTACCCATACCAAGTTTTGCACCCTGGTAGGCAAGTTGAGCCAAACCATCAACAGAAGTACGAGTATCTATCTTAGCCAACTCCTCAGATAACTTATTGACATCCTGCATCGTGAGTCCGGACACCTTGCGAATATCCGTCAAAGACGAAGAATATTCAAAGTTTTTCTTGATAGCAGAAGTAACTGTATCTTTAATCGCATTGAATACTCCAAATAAACCCACGTATGCCGTAAGATTCTTCACTGCCGTCTGCCAGGAATTACCATGCTGGGTTATAGCTCCAGTAGCGTTTTCGATATTCTTCTTTAAATCCTTCAGATCTTTCTGCTTCTCGTTAAACTCCTTGCTTTTGGTGTTTAACTGATTCAACTCTTCGGAAAGCTGATTGTAAGCCTGTTTTAGCTCATTGATAGAAGCCTTTCCCTTCTTTCCTCTCTCGATAACATCATTAAGCTGACTATGCGAAAGATAGGTACCTTTCAGGGCTTTCTCCAACATGGCATACTGCTGACGAAGCTTTGCCACCTCCTGCGAACCTACAGGCAATTTTTGAATCTGCTTCTGAATAGCATCCATTGCCGCCTTAATATCTTCAGCAGGGAGTCCGTTAGGGTTACTCAGGATTTTGAGGAGCTGAATAGAATCCAAAGAAGCCTTCTGAGCCTTACCGGAAACCGCCTCTAGACGCTTTTCGATGGTAGCGAGGCCTTCGTTATAGGAATTAATCTTCTTCTCATCGGAAAGATCGGTATTATCCCTAGCCTCCGTGAGGGTTGTCTTTGCCCTGCGTAAATCAGATGCCGAGGCGTGTTTTCTGTTAACGACACTGGTAGCTTCCGAAACACTCATCTTGCCTTTACGTCTATCCTCTTCTGCCTCCAGCTGTTTCAAAGTATTAAGGTTAGACTGATAGCTGGCATCGGTCTTCTTTAAAGAAGAACAGAGTTCTCTCTGCTGGGTTAAAGCCTTACTGAGCCATTGGTCAGACTGCTCATTTACGTTCTTCAGTCCTTTTTCAATCTTCACATATTTTCCTTCGAGCAGGCGTATCTCGTCACCTACTTCCTTCATCATCGCACGGATGGAATTAGCCTGCTCCATTTCAGCCTCAGACAAGCCTTCGAGCTGACGCTTGCCATCGCCCAATGCACGGCGCAGGTTGCGAAGCGAAGTATTACTGAGTTGGTTTACTACGCTCTGCAAACGCTCATTGGCAGAAATATCCTTAATCTGCGCAGAAGCCAGCAAATCATATTGCTTCTTCAAATCCTTGATGGTCGCATCGAGGGCTTTATATGGATCAGTGTTCGGCTTCAGGGTTTTCAGCTTCGCCTGAGCCGCATCTATCTGGTCGGATATACCCGCTGCAGCCTCCTGCAACTGCTTCAAAACCTGGAGCGGTTGTTGACCGTTGAGCGTGATGATAGCCTCTGTTTTATTCTTTGCCATTGCTTTTTATTTTTAATGTTTATTTTTGGGGGATATGAGACCGACGATGGAATCGTCGGGAACGGGGGCGAGATGGGTTACTCGTCTTTGCCTTCCAGGGCGTTCATTATCTGCAACAAGCCTTGATAGCCGTAGTAATCGGCAAGATGGTTTTCATATCTCGTTTTCAGTCTTCTCACCGTGCGCATGATGGCAGGACGATGAGATTTACCTGCCCTTCTGTCCCACTTGCCGATGTAGCGGGTTTTGAACTTAGCTTTCTTCGAGCGGTCCACCTTGTCGGCAGTGATATGGGCAGCAGGGTCACGAGGATCACCCGTCAAACCTACACCAATATCCACATAGCGGAGATAATCGTTATAGCGGATTCCTACCATCAGATTACCCATCTTTTCGTCGGCTTGATATACCGTACCCTCAAAGGATTTCTTACCTTCACCCGTAGAGTACCACATGCCGTGTTCCTCGCGGTATTTATTCACCTTCTCGTAGCCACGATACACCTCTACCGGATAAATCTTCTGGGTATTGAAGTTAACTTCTATATCAAGAAGGGCTTGTTTCAGATATACACCTGCCACCTCTTTCAGGGGTGCAAAGGGCGATTTGATAGGTTGAGTTCTGATAGGCATAGCTTATCCCTCCTTTCCGTCTTCTGTCGATGCAGGAATGATATATTTCTGCTCCTTCCCGCATTGGAAGTTATAGAGCGGACGGATAGTCTGCCAATAACAATCGGCAAGAAGCCAGCTCGGACCATGAAAAAGAGGGTTTACACCATAGGCGAAACTCTCTATATCGACGGATGATAACTCTATGCCCAATTTAGGCTCTTCCGTTTTGAAGTTTCTGCCCGTGATAGGACAGATACCCGTGCGGCGAAGCTGAGTGAGATAAGAGGCGAGGTCTTCGCAATACTCCATCAGATCATCCGACGCAGCCTGCAATTTGCTGCCATCATATCTGCCCAATGTAGCAGAGGAGTCTTTCAGTCGGGTAAGAAAACAGACCTGATAGGTAATCAGGGCTTGCTTATCCGATTTCAGTTCTCCGGAGTTAACGACACGATAGAGCATACAGGGAGAGTGAATGATATTGGCGTTTCGGGAAAAGATATTTTCCTCATCAATATCACGGATGCGGAAGAAACTCTGTTCTTCCAGCTTCTTGCTTGTCGGGTTATGGGATAAGGGCTTGTAGATCGTAGCCCAGTGTTCCAAAACATTTGATATTGTCATAATTCAAAGGGATTTTAACACATTATTAACTGATAGCGTACGGAAATTAAGAGATATTGGCACATTACATGCCCATTACTGGGTCTGCAGGTTTCTGCGGAATCCACTCGTCATTATCATCTTCTTTCTTCTTATCCTCTTCCGGAGTTGCCTCTTCCTTGTTATCCTCCTCTTCTGTTGCTTCCTTCATCAAGTCTTTCAGCTTTACATTAAAGTGCCTTTCGGTTTTATCGGCCACAATCTTCTGCATCACTCTTGCCCAGGGTGCCCCATTGCAGGTGCTCTCGTTTTCGAGGATGCTCACGAGCTGCACGCCACAATAGATGGCGGCAAGATAATTAGCGAGATGGAGAGGGTTCTGGAAGTCGAGTATCACGGTATCTACCATCGTGGCCAGGAATATCGCAAGGATGAGGACGGAGAAATCCTTCACCATCTTTGCCATTTTCTTAGATTTCAGTTTGCCGTCGATTTTACATCGAGGGTCTTTCTTGATTGCCTCCCGATAGCGGGAATAGATGCGGCAGTTGCAGCGCCATGCCGTGTAGCAGTCGCAGACAAGGGCGAAGAAGCATACGGCGATGTAGTTAAGGGATGGTTCCAGTGTGCACCACACCAAGCCGATGATGGCTGCAAGAAACCTGGTAAGGGTTGGAATTAAACTTTGCATTTCTTTTTTCTTTTTAATGTTATCCTATGTTTTTTAATACGATACAAAGGTATCGGTTTTTTATTGAGAGATGGGGACAAAAGGATTGAGGGACCTGCGATGGAATCGCTGGGGACGGGGCGAGAGGGGTGTTATTTCGAGATAAGGGGGTTCGGGGGTTGTCCCAATCATTTAGGGGCGATTTCGTAATTTTGTGGGCAAATAAAGAAATTAAAAAGGCGCAAAATGATAAACGAGCAATTACAGAAAAAGATAGATCAGTCTATCCGACTCCTGCAAAGCGTACAGAAAAGGTACGATGGAGAGATAGAACTGGCTTATTCGGGCGGCAAAGATAGCGACGTGATCCTTCAACTTGCAAAGGAAGCCGGTATCAGATACAGGGCGATATACAAGAACACCACCATCGACCCACCTGGCACTATCGCCCACGTGAAGGAGATGGGCGTGGAAATTCTCAGACCTAAAGAGAATTTCTTTCAGCTTATCGCAAAGAAGGGATTTCCTTCTCGCTTCTCCCGTTTCTGCTGTGAGGCTCTGAAAGAGTATAAGGTACTCGATAAAACCATTATCGGTGTGCGCAAAGCGGAAAGCAGAGCGCGAAAGGAAAGATATAACGAGCCTACCGAGTGCCGAAATTTTGGTGCCAAGAAAGAAGAGAACCATGTGGAGCAGATTTATCCTATCTTAGAGTGGACTGATGAGGACGTAAGGGATTTCATTCTTGATAGAGGCTTGAAGCTGGCTCCACTCTACTATGATACGGGGGGGGGCAAATCGACGTTACCCGAAGACTCGGCTGCATGTGCTGCCCCCTTGCTTCAAGACGCAAGCGCCTTATCGAGTTTCAGAAGCATCCCCGCATAGCGAAAGCTTACCTGCGTGCCGGACAGAAGTACTTAGATACGCATCCTAACTGCACGGCGCTGAAAAGATATGATAGCGTTTATGAATGGTTCACACGTGATGTGTTCTATTCTAATAATAAGGAGTGGGATAAGGTGAACGGACCGCTATTCGGTAAGCCCGATTACAAGAAGTTCCTGGAAGGACAGTTTGGTATTAATTTAACATTGTAACATATAACATTTTAAATAATGAGTCAACTTACGCAGAATACCCTGCAGAGAATAGACAAGTGGCTATCTAACGGACTGAGTATCGACACGATGTTTCCAAAACTGGAACAGAAGTATAGGATGCAGCTCTGCTACGAGTTCTACAAGCGCTGGGTACAAAACAATGATATAGACCCCAAGACTACCTGCCGCAACATAGCAAGGCGCGACTACGCGCTGTTTATGAAACAGGCAGGACAGGGCAACAGGGAGGCGCAGGAAATGGTGATGGCGCTGCATATTGATATTGACGACGAAGGAAATATCAAACCCCGTACCATTACCGAGCTGACAAACGATGTGGCGGTCTGCAACCACATTATTCGCTTTTTTATGACCGACGAAAGCCCGCGTCACAAGGCGATGTATCTCAATTCTGCTGAGTGGCTTATCCGCACAGGCAAGCAGCAGAACAACGACCGTGCGGTGGATAAGGGTATGCAGGCATTGGCTACCGTTTATGGCAACTTCCTGGAAGAGAAGGATGCTACCGAGGAAATGCCGGATATGAGCCGCATTGCCATCACGCAGGATGTGAGCATCGTGAAGCGTGACAGAGTGAACTATACTGACGAGTACAAGAAGAAGATGGCTCGCAAGTATGGTCTTACCGCCAAGGATATGCAGGATATTGCCGAGGAGGAGAGTTTGCAGGCGCATAACGAAAAGGTACCTGACTATATGGAATATATGGAAGAGGTGCTGGATGATCGTGCTGAGAAGAAGGAAGGTGAAATGGATATTCCGGAAGAGGAAGGTGATACAGAAAAGAAAGGAGGCAATGATGAGTAAGCGCAAAGGTGATCATCACTACCACAACAAAGTTCCTCCATTCACACCGAACCCTGAACATTACACCCGAAAACAGCATACCTGGAAGGCGAAGGTGGCATACGAAACAGAGGATGCTGCCTGGGAGTTTCTGAACCAAAGACCGGAGCTGAAGGCGCAAGGGTATGTGGCGTACCAATGCAAGACTTGCCAGAAATGGCATGTGGGGAGAGTGAAGAGTTAATAGTTTACAGTTAATAGTTTATAGACTTTATGGCAAAAGACTGGGTAGGCGGCAATGCTGCCGTATTTAAGACGTTAGGCGCAAGCAACCATAAAAACGGTGAGCGACAGCGTGAAGACTACTATGCCACAGAACCCGCAGCTACCGAATGGCTCTGCAAGATAGAGCAGTTTACGGGGGGGTAATTTTGGAACCTTCCTGCGGCGAAGGACATATTAGCAAAGTGTTAAGGCTCATGGCTACGATGTAGTCAGCCGTGACTTGATAGATAGAGGTTATGGCGAGGTTGCAGATTTTCTTTCCATCGACAACTTAGAATGGAACGGAGATATTGTAACCAACCCACCCTACCGATTTGCGTTGGAGTTCGTGGAAAAGGCTTTGCAGATTATTCCGAAAGGAAGAAAGGTTGCTATGTTCCTGAAACTTACTTTTCTTGAAGGGAAAGGAAGACGCAGGTTATTTCAAACGCAGCCACCTTGCAGGGTATGGGTAAGCAGTTCACGACTGAAATGTGCTGCCAATGGCGATTTCGATGCAATGGCTGGCAGCGCTCAAGCCTATGCCTGGTTTATCTGGGAAAAAGGATATAAAGGAGAAACTATTCTAAAATGGTTTAATTGATAAAGATAGAGTTATAGAGGATGGAATTAAATAAGATATATAATGAGGATTGCCTGGAAGGAATGAAAAAGATTCCGGACGCAAGCGTGGATTGTGTTATCTGCGATTTGCCGTATGGCGTTCTGAATAAAAAGAGTGAAGGCGGTGGCTGGGATAGTATTATCCCGCTTGAGCCATTATGGAAGGAATATCTGCGCATAACCAAACCCAATGCGGCCATTATTCTTTTCTGCCAGGGCATGTTTACCGCACAGCTTATGATGTCGCAGCCGAAACTCTGGAAATATAATCTTATTTGGAGCAAACAGCGGGTTACAGGCTTTCTGAATGCCAACAAAATGCCTCTGCGCTCGCATGAGGATATTGCCGTATTCTATCGGAAACAACCTATCTACAATCCTCAGATGGTAAAATGTGCGCCACATCAAAGAAATCATCGAAGAGGCGATGGTTCTCATAGTTTAAAGCGAGGTTGCTACGGCGATCATAAAGAAGTGCCTACTATCGTATCAGATGAGAAATTCCCAAGGAGCATTATCTGCTTTGATAAAGAACATTCTGCCGATACCTTCCACCCTACGCAAAAGCCAGTCGCCCTTATCCAGTATCTTATATGTACTTATACCAATGTGGGGGGGTGCGTTCTTGATAACTGCATGGGCAGCGGAACTACCGCCATCGCCTGCATCAGGGAAAAGAGAAACTTCATCGGCTTTGAGCTGAATAAAGAATATTACGACAAGGCTTGCAAGCGCATCAAGTTAGAAATGATGCAGCCGAGCCTATTTTAAATCTGCGAAATTATGGCAAAGATTATTTATTCTGGAACCAATGGATGCTCCGGGCACTACCCTATCGGTATTGATATGACACTGACAGAAGAGGAGTATAATAAATGGTGCGAGTGTGATAATGAAGTCTGGATAGAAAACATCCGGAAAAACCCAGGTCGCCACCTGGTTCAACACCACGGCGAAGTTTACACCAACTACGGCGTGCCTTTCTCTGTAGATGAAGACAGAGTTGGAGATCATACCGAACTCTTCTGGAAGGGAGTACACTCAGAAGAAGAAATGATAGAAGTCATAAAGAACAACCCGTTTTTGAAACGACAATTTAAAATGTAAGCAACAATGATAGTAATAAAAATCAAAACATGGAAAGACTGGAAACAGGACTTTCTAAAATGGGTGCAAGCACCTCGGCGCAGTACTTGCAAGGAGTACGTAGATTATATGGAGGCTTTACAAAATCAAGTTCTCTACAAAATAATAAACGACACTTGCGATAAATACGGCAATATGCGTGAGGATCAAATTCAAAACATCACCGAGGCAGTCGAGAGATGCGTGGCTGAGTGTGCCAAAGAAACACGCAAGCTAATCGATGATTGCCAGCCCGCAAAAATTCTCTAAGACTGTAAAAAAAATCTGGCATGTCTGCGGATTTCAAATCCGCAGGAACGCCTAACGGGCGCAAGGACGCGGCTAAAAAAACATACATTCAGGATAACATTTTTATTATTATGCAGCAACCACATCAGATATATTTAAACAGATTCCAGCAAGAACTCTTTTATATGGGGGCAAAAGACGAAATCGTCATCGCTGGACGACGTACCGGTAAAACAGACGGATTGGTAGCGCCACGCGTATGGGCGGTATCAAACTCTATGCCTGGTATGTTGGGAGCTTGGCTGGCTATTTCCAGGCAGCAGGCATTTTCTAAAACTATTCCTGGTACCATGGCTGCCATGGAACGAATGTTCGGCTTCACAATAGGCATTCACATGGGATGGGGAAGACCACCGAAACATGCCCGTCCTGCAATCTTTAAGCCAAAAAACTATGATAACATTATATGGTTCGCCAACGGCGCACAATGGGCTTCCATATCCCTTGCGCAAACTGCATCAGCAAACTCTTATACGTTTTCACACGCCATTTTGGATGAAGGTAGATTTGCAAACAAAAAGAAAATCGACGAGGAGTTTATGCCTTCTCTATCAGGACAGACTCATCCATTAGGCAATATTGAGTTTTCAGAATATAACCCCCTCTATAGAGGTAGACTTTTTGTTTCCGATGCTGCTCTGACCGCAAAAGGCAGTTGGCTGGAAAGGGAAGATGAGAAGTTAGACTTAGTGATAGAGAACGGACTTTTTAAGGGTAAAACCTACAGATGGGTTCAGGAGCAGTTGGAAGAATATGCCAATAAAGTTATCTTTTACAATGACCTACTCTATAATGCCCAAAAAACAAAACACACACCACATGTGGTTCCTGCGGAAGTAAGAACGATGATTCGTGCAATAGCATTGAAAATGCTGAAGCATGAGGGCATGTTTCGTATTCTACCTAAACACGGAAATCATCTTACCAAAAACATGGTAGATATGGCGGTAAACTACAAACTGGTTACTGCAGAAGATGCCGAACTCATCTATGATTACGAATATCTGATTACACCAGAAGAGGATTTCGAGATGCAGATGTTTTTACGTTCTAAGAAATTCCAAGATAAATATCTGAGAGAATTGAGGCGTTCAGCTTTCGTAGTACGCAGGGCATCTACTCTCGAGAATGTGGACATTCTCGGTGAGGATTACATCAGGCAGTTAAAGCGAGATCTCCCTGCCTACACTTTCGCAGTTTCAATATTGAACATCAAAATCAAAAAATCGAATGATGGTTTTTACTCTAACCTGGATATAGATAGGGTACACGGTTATATCCCCGACAACGAGATAGATCCGCTCTCAGTGGCGAAGTGGGAAACAAAAAAGGCTACGGGCATCATCGGCGGCAAGAAGATTACATCAGAAAGTTATCAGCCCGACTTAAAAGAGCTGTCCGAGAGAAACGACTGCCGTATGGATAGCGACTGCGTAAACGACCTTCCTCTTTATCTCGCATTTGACTATAACGCCAATATCAATACCCTGGTGGTAGGTCAGGTATATCAGCGTGACGGATTGGAGGCAGTGAATGTCATCAAGAGTTTCTACGTAAAGAACGAGCGCAAGCTGCGTGAACTGGTAGATGATTTCTCGCATTACTATGCTCCGAAGAGAGCCGTGAACCGTGACGTGGTTTACTTTTACGATGCTACGGCAAAACAAGGTGCATCGTATGCGCTGACCGATGAGCGATTCTACCAGGCAGTTATAAAAGAGCTGGAGCGTAACGGCTGGAATGTGACGGCGATAGATATGGGCGTGCCGGAGCAGCATGAGGTGAAGCATCGTATCATCAATAATGGTCTTGCCGGCATAGAATATCCTGCCATCCGTATCAATCAGCCCAACAATCCCGACCTGATTATTGCCCTGCAGCTCTGTGAGGTGAGCATCGGCTATCAGGGATTCCGAAAGGATAAGAGCCAGGAGAAGAAGCCGGAAACGGAAGACAACCTGCCGTTGCAGCAGAGAACAGACTTCACCGATGCCTTCGACTCGCTATATCTGGGCTGCAAGTTCTGGCGAGGAAATATCGGCTGGTTCGTACTGCCGGACGGAAGGAACGTTTAACTAAATGTTGAATGCTGAATGTTGAATGTTGAATTAGGCATACGCCCTTGAGTCCGTCAGGCAATTCAACATTCAACATTGATAAAAACATTCAACATTAAGAGCAGAGGGGCGGGTGTCATCACGACCGCCGCCCCTCTTGATATTAACAAAACTTAAACTTAAAACAATTTTGACTTTTAATTCATGAGAACTAATTAATAAAGAAAATAAAGTCCCCGCGTTTCACAACGAAGGAACTTCAACAAGATCAAAAACTAACAACTCTATAAAATTAAAATAATCATAACTATTACGTTAAGCATATTTTGATAAAACACTAGAAGAATCTATTCTTTAATCTCAGGATGATCTCAGAGATATTTTTCACGAAAGTTACGGAACATAAATTCATGCAACTTTCCCATTTCCGGACTCAGTGTTCTCCATCTCTCGCTCCACTTTACCTTTTTACGGTAACAGGCTATGCGGACCACGGAGGATATAGGAAAATCGGTTGCCGTTCTTCCCGTTTCCGGATCATCATACGTAATACTAACTATCGGACGGTAAACATCACGAATACATACGCCCTGTTCTGCTACTGCCTGGAGAAGTTTATCATCATTCATTCGCAGCAGCAAAAGGGTGTCACCGGAATAGGAATTATTAATGAGCGATTCAAAACTGCGGTTATGAAGTTTGATAAACCTGCCATCGGTGAAATAGATTTCCACCACCACTTCCTGGTAATCGCCACTATCCCGGTCGAGATCGGTAATCTCATCCCATAGCGTTTTATTTGCGAAGTCCATCTTACCGGAAGAATCCATCATCAGCCAATAGACAGACTTGAGCTGTTGCAGCATCATCTGCTCCCCTATTTTATTCATACGCTATAATCTTTCTTTTTCTGTTTGCAAAGGTAAGAAAAAAGGGTTTTATGTCTGGGACAAAAACCTTTTTAATGTTGAATGTTGAGTGTTGAATGTTGAATTGCCTGACGGACTCAAGGGCGCTAGCCTAAATCAACACTCAACATTCAACACTCAACATTGAAGTACCTTCACCAGCAGCAGACGATCGTTTTCATTCCTTGCCATTACACGATAGCCAAGACGTTTGTACCATTCGAGAACGAAAGGCTTGCTGCCTTTATCATCCCATTCCAGCTGTACTGATTTGCAACCCAATTTCTTAGCTTCCCGCTCTGCGGTCTCCATCAGGAGGCGAGCCGTTCCCTGCTTGCGATACTTCTCATCTACCCAAAGGTTGTAGATAGCGCAATCGGCATACTGATAATACTCGTCTTTATAAGGTCCAGGCTTCGGTACCTCCACCTGTACGGTGCCGTGATGATTTTCATCCACGACAACAATCTTTTGGGATGACTCCCAATCTTGAATCTGTATCATAATATATTCTTTTTAATAAATCCTTAAAGTCACTTGCTAATCAAATAAACTCTAAAGGTAAATCCTTTCTTGGTTCTATCTTCAGACCATGATTATTCATAAGCTGCAGGCAAGCATCCTCTGTAAGATTCTGCCAGTCGATTTTATCCTCTTCGGTTAATGGAATAGGCAAAGAATCTTTAATCTTCATAAACAGGTCTTGTATTTTCTCCTCTCTATAATCAGAATAAAAATAAGCCTTATAATCGAAATAACCGAATACGAGACCTTCTTGTAAATCACCAGGACCATAATGAGGACTTATGTCACGCGTCCATCTTAACATAGGAAAATGAGAAGACTCTACTGCCAATAGAGCATGAAAACGCTCCAAAGCTATAGCTTTTGCCTTATCACGATCGATAGCTTTCAGGTAAAAGTAAAAACAACTGCCTATATATTCTCCAGATCGAAACCTTACAGCATCGAAAAACTGACCCGACTGACTTAAATCATTGACAGAAACATTCTTTGCTTTTGAAGAGTTATCTATTCTGATAGAAATTTCATACCAGTATTCCTTTCGAAGCTGCTCCTCATCATCAATATTATATTTCTCTATAGTTCTATCCTCGGCTTTTTTAACAAACGAATCAGCTTTCTCTTTGTCAGAGAACACGCCATCAACACGATAGTCACTATACTCGCCAGATGTTACTACGTAAGCGGTTTTAGGCTTATCGGTTGGAGCCACAAACAGGGTATTAAGGGATGTTGCAGAAACCCAGTTCAGATTAACGATATACTCGACTTTGTGTAGTTCAGGATGATCTACTGCAAAATCTCTACATAGTTTAGGAGTTCCTTCGTATGCCGGATCACCATTCGGGTAGAAATCGAAATGGTCTATTACCTTTGGTCCGATTTCATCCATAACAAACAATTCCGGTCTTTCTCGCTCACCCTTCACGTCTTCAAGATATTGCCCCTTCGCCCAGTCTATCGCCTTGTAGAACTCGTCATCGATATACATATATCCGTAATAAAATTCCCGGAACGCATCTTTACCTTCTTCAGACAAGGTTTGCGCCTTGACATCGTAGAATCGGTCTTCGTCCAGATATTCAAACATATCTGGAAAATCTTCCACGATAAAGAGAGAACCATCGTCCGTACAAACGATAAATGGTTTACTGAAGTCAATATCAAAATCCTCATCGGTAATAGGATGCCAAAGGGATTTTTTCTTTTCTTCTTTTGTGTATAAACTCATATTTTATAAATCTTTTAATTATTAAAATGCGTCTTTAATATCGCATCTTTTCTGAGGTTGTTATAAAATTCCTTTGGGCAAATGCAATCCCAGAAGTTATCTGCTGACGCATTATATCTGTTGCCAAAAAAATCACAGGCACAGTTTACGCTTGTCTGATTGAAAGCGATTGCCTCTATATCATTTACGCTGTGAACCTTAATAAAGGCACTCAGTTTTTCGTATTGTTGTGGATATATACCTCCACACTCATCAGCGACAACCTTTAAGCATTCAAGATAAACGGGTATATCTTCGCCTAAAACCTTTGCAAAATCAAAGGTAGATCTGAAGACCATCATTTCCTCATAAGTTAAGCGGAAATCTTTCTGTAGGTCCTCAATCTCCTTTTTGGATGAAGCACATATCCATCGGCTTACATATTCACCTTTTGCCTGTTTTTCCTTCACCCAGTCCAGTTCCAGCGGTTTTCCATCAGCTCCTACCGGTACGTAAGAAGGAAGGTATTTCTTCTCCAGATACATCCAGAGGTGAGGCATTCCACCCCAAGCATTGGGAACCTCTATAGCGAGTTTCCAGCACTTCTTTTTCTTCATTTTTACGTATATCTCAAACATGATAAAGCTTAGTTTATGATTAAATGTATCTCATCTTCGTAGTCCTTGATAATCTCTATCGGACGGAAATGTTTATCCAGGTACTTCTCGGGAACTTCATTCATCGGGCCCTCAAATAAGGTCTGAAGGTTGCGGGTATCAGGCTGGATAGTATCAATGCTTACCTGGCAGAACTCGTCAATGATAGTACCTACAAGGTCGCCTATCTTCAATGGCGAAGGATGCAGCTTCTTCTCCTCTTCATCGCTGAAAAAAGGAACGAATGGCTTCTTCTTCTCACAAATCACATAAGGAGTCACGATACTCTTATGCTTGGAAGCGTCCTCTATAAAACCATTATAATGAATGGTGACAGCATTAAAGTTTCCAAGAAGGTTGATAGGGCAAGCCTGGATAATCTCAGCAAGAGTGGGTTTGAATAAAGCCGACGAGCCGAAAGTATGCACTGCCTCAAAACTAGGCAGCACACTTTTTACTTCCTTGGGGTGTTCCTCATTATATGCAGGCTCATCCCAGATACAAGAGTTACCAAGCACATCTTTAACCTTCGGATATTCCAAAAGCACAAACTCTTTTGTCTTAGGGTCATGCCGGAAACAGATGACGCTGATGCCTTCAGCTATCTTCTCTATCTGTTCCTTTGTAAGTTCAATCTTTTCCATAATCTATAAATCTTTTAATCATTAAAATGCGTCTTTAATATCACATCCGGCTACTGCCTTGTATTCTGCCTTGAGGAAAGCAATCTCATCCTTCAGGCGCTTGATTTCTGCGGTAGGCTGATTACGCTCTACACACTTTTTCCAGTTGCGGTAGGCATAATAAAACTTATCGCATAGCTTCAGTTCCTCATCGGTGTACTTTTGCAGATGCAGACAGTGTGCCTGTTTTATCTCATTCAGTTTACCATCCGCTTTAAGTACAATCAACCCGGCATAATCAGGAAGGAGAGGATATACTTTCGCACTAAGGTACCAAGGTACGCAATAATAAAAGAAATTCGGGCGACGACGTTTCTCATCTCCATTCTTCAGCAATTCATGCTTCTGCCGCTTATGGGTGAAATCGTTCTTGAAATCAGCAAGGGATATTTTGCATTCCACCTCATACCAATATCCGCTTCGAGTCTTGATGAGCATATCACTCTCCCAGCGGAACACATAAAGGTTTTCTACGATAAACTTAGGGTTCGATTTCCAGCCGCGCAAATGCTGCTGAAGAAGCTGCTCTGATACCTGCTCCTTAGTAAGGAGCTGTGCTTGTTTACTCTTTGTTCCCATCTATCTTTTTCATTTGTCCGTCCTTTAATTCATAACCCACATCTCGAAGTCTTGACTCCAACATCTTAACTTGTGATATGGAAGCTACATAAATTTCGGCTTTATCAGGATCGCAAAGATTTATATCAGGAATAATTTCATTAGCGAAATTATCTGTTTTCTCGCTACGGCTAATTCTTCTATCCGGATCGCTAACATAAAGCTTTTTTGAATCACCGTCTTCACTCCAAAAGAATTGAAGCAATATCTTTTTATCTATATGCCAAAGGTTAGCCTTTACGCAAGCAAAACTCTGTTTCGTACTCCGAGGGTCTTTGCTTTTCAGGAAATAAATCACACCTTCCTGCATAAGTGCAGGAGGTACATTAATATCTTCCACGTATTCACTATATTCACAAGGCTTGACACGATACTTACAGTTTTCCGTATCAATATCATATTCCTCTGGGTTGAAATCTCGCCAATTAGGTTCCTCCAATGGGCGATACTCCACGGGATTCCCATCCTTGATGGCTTGCAGCACCTGCAGCAAGCCATCAACATCAAACAAATAATTCTTCTTCATAACTATTTTTTATTTATAAATGCGGATAAGGCTAGGAATGTAGCAAGCGTAGTTTTTATAGCCTGGCTCTACATAGCTGACTTCGGGATTGCTATCACGCATAGCGTTTATATCATCCAAAGAGTAAGGACCTACGTAGCATGGAGGAAAACCTATGTAAAGGATAGAACCTTCGTTGTCGTAGCCAGCAAGACGGCCGCAATATCTCCCTCCTTTTCTTGCCTGAACGCCTGTCGTAATCAGAACTTCACGACCTTGATAAAGATGATAAATCTCCTTAACCGTTAAGCCGGAAATATCTTCAAACTCGGAATCCTCAGATGCAGGAGCATTCTTCTGCTCCACCGTATTCACTTTTGGCTCTACTCTATCTTTAGTAGGCTCTACCCCCAGAGCGAAACAGATTTTCTTTGCCAATTCTTCTTCTTCACGTTTGCAGCGATGTTTTATCTTTAAAACGTTAAGCTTTGCCTTTCTCCAGCTATCTGCCCAGCCAAGAAGCAAAAGACCTACAGAGAACCCAGCCAGCACTACGATGGTTGCCTCCAGGCAACAATCATATATCTCCTGCGATAGAACGCAAGGATGGGTATAGATATTCTTCAGCTTGCCGAAAGCGTAAATAAGGACAACAGCAAGGATGGGTACCAAAATCGCCAACAGGTTAACACCGATAACCTGGGCATAATACTTCAATTTACTTTTCATCATTTTCTTTTTGTTTTGATTCATAAATCTTTTTTATTTCATCAAGATTTCTGACACACAAATCTCGATAAGCACCTTCAAAAGTTTCTGCCTGTTTATACATGCTGTCCTTTACCATAAAACGGCAATCAAGACCGCGTGCCAGGGTTTTAACCGCAACAATAAAACCGACAAACTTGCTGGGATCATATCTATCTTTCTTGATAGGAGATTGAGCACCGATACGTATCTCATCCGTAATCTTGTATGTTTTCTTGATTACTTCCGATGCAGTATGAATACTTGTCATCGGCTCTAGAGATACAAAGGTCTTAATCTTGTATTCATCGTGCAACTTGCGTAAAGCTTCGATGCGCTTCTCTGTAGAAGGAGCATTAGGCTCCAGCTCATCTTTACCGGTGATAGTGAAACCGATGGTAAGGCAGTGGGGTAAATTTTCCACATATTCAGGCCAGACTTTATGAGAACGAGTCAACACCAGCTCCCAGCCTTCCGTGTATAACCAATCTACATTTTTTGTAAGAATCGTAACAGGAATCTGGCTTGTCACTAACGTATAAAGCATCCATTTTGTTATATTATTATTATTATCTAAATAGCTATCGAACGGATCGCAAGTAAACGAAAAGAATATACCTCCATCCTTGCGAATCTTATCCTCTCCGATTTTTGCAAGATCTGCCAGTATAAGATGTTGTGCAGCTAAGACTGCATGCATAAAAGCTTCTGATGGATAGATATTTTCACGTGCAGTTATACCTCTATCTTTCATATACTTGTTTAATAGCTTTTCTCGCAACTTGATGATAGGTGCTGCCAGTTCCGGCTTATCGCCGAAGACGTGGCTCAATACTCCTCTGCGGTTATAACAATATGTGCAGCCGTTAGAGCAACCATGGTATAAATTGATTGCCCACTTGGCATATTCACCAGCCGCGCCCTGCGGCTGGTAAATCAATGCTCCCTTTACAGGAGTTTCTTTCGTTTCTGTTTTCATACGCTACTTTTTATTTTTCTGTTATCACAATATCGCCATTACTATCTATCTCTACGTTGCAGTCTCCCAAATCGTACCAATAATCGGGAAACATAACGCAGATTGTCTTATGGGGCATGGTGTGGCGAAATGACAGGTTAGCCATTAATCTACCTTTGGTTATCGGCGGTCCGAATAGACCGAGACGAAGCCTGTCACTCGTCTGAAATTCACGTTTTGGAGCTGTAAAGTAAACGGTTCGCGCTCGGTAGATACTGTGGAGCTTGCCGACGAAATAGATAAAAGCATCATCCCTTGCATTTTTAAAGGCAGGGGTAGATAACAATTCTTGCTTTGTCATACGCTATTCTTTTTTATCTTCTGGCTTTTCAATCAAGAATCCGATACCAGCGTGGATATTACCAAGCTTATACCACTTCTGGCTGAGAGTCATCACATAGCTGCTGAAAGCATTCTCTTCGATATCCAACTCGAAGGCTTCGTCAGTATCAGGTTCACCGTGTCTGATATAACCTTTACCTGGAGTATAGATGAGACGATAGTAAACACCATCCTTGCATAGGTACAGACCGCTATTCTTACAATCAGAACTCCACCATTTCGGATTTCTTACATAGCAAAGCATTACATCACCATCGTAAATAGGAATATATGATTTCTTGCCATTATTCTCGCCTACGTAATCTTTGGCATCAACATTATCTACCTGGCGGGCGGTAGCCGTTAGCGTATAGCCGTTCTTTATCATTTCGGCTATATCAAGATATGCAACCTGCCATTGCAAATTAAACTCCTGCGAAAAACGCTCATCGCCTCTTTTAAAGAATGCAAGGATATTTGGCTTTCTATCCTCACAATTGGCTGCGGTATCTTCGATGAGAGAGTTGAAGACTTGAATCTTGCTAGCTTCCAACGCCATCTTTATCATGGAATTAAGATACCCGTCCTTCTTATCTTTGATACTCCAATACTGACCGGAAGCTATCTTACGCAGATCACCGTACATATCCATCGCTTCACGTTCCTGAATATTATGCAGATGACAGACAAACTTGTATTGGTCGGGATGAACGCATTCCACCATATTGCTAAACTTTAGCATATTCTTGATGATGCTTACATATTCTTCTGTTTCCATACGCTATTTTTGTTTATTTTCTAAATCTTCACTCTGTTCAAAGTTCTTATTCCAGCAGATGATGGTATTATTTTCAGGTATTCTACATACGAAACATGGGCAGCACAAGCATTCAATGGAATCTGTTCTGATAAGGCAATCATTATATTCAGCCTTTTCTCCGTGAGGACACGGGGCATTATGAGGGTACTCCGTAGCTACGACTTTCACCTTATCATAAATAGAACGAAGTCTGGTATTTAAAGTACTAATTCTCTTATACAGCTCGCTATTCTCTTTTTCCAAATCGTTGTTGCGTTTGTATATCCTATAAGCGGAATTACCCTCCCATCGTTCGTACTGCTTACGGAAACGATGATTGGTGTACTTACGGAAGAATTTAGACTTACTGCCCGATTCTATAATAAGGTCAAAGATAAAGCCTGCTATCTTCTCCTTTATCTGATTCATATTTATCTTCATACGATCATCCTTCTTTGCTACTATTAATAAGATCCTCATATTCACGAATCGTGATTTCTGTGAAATCAGAGTTGCACTTCTCGGCTCGAATGCCATCATCGAAGAAGGCGAAAATACGGTCTTTGCAGCGGAGAAGCTGAGTGATGGAGATAGAGTTACCTTGAGAACCCCCTATGCCCAACTCCTTCAATATCTTGAAATGATTGGTTACAGCTTTATAGGAGGCAAGTACGGCGGCGATAGCCTTACCCTGCTTGTATCGCTTGTTAGGCGCTACGCAAACGTAACGGCCATCACCAAACAACTGGCTATTTACCTCTCGCCATAACTTCTTATCCAGCTTTTCATATTGCGCAGTCGACAACCAGATGGCGGTTATCTCGTACTCTCGCAGCAGACTGCGGTTAGGCTGATAGCCTTGATACTTCTCGAACTCAAAGCCGACGGCTTCTTCCACTCTTTTCATGTAGGATTGGTATTCTTTTTCTTCGGCCTCGAGAATACCCTTAATGTACTCGTAAGCCTTTGTTCCTCGTTTTGCTTCGTATAACATACGCTATTTCTCCTTTTCTTCCTGTTTGGTTTCTTCTTTCTTATCCTCCACATACTTCTTACCACAAAAGGGGCAATACTCGGGAAGGATATTTACCTTGTTCCACTTTTCGCAGAAGGAGCCATCCTTCTTCTGCTTATGAAACAATCCATAAACATTCACCATCGCAATGCCCGATGGGACACCGATACCTGTATCAAGGCAACCACTCTCGTTGGTCTGTTCCTTAACCAATTTTTCAACTCTGCTAATACAATTACATGCCATAATCTTTAATATTTTTATTGTTTTAATTTCGCAGCCAAGGCCGCACGTTCTACTTCTTTCATACGCTAAAAAATTATTCTTCTCGATAATTAAGACCTAAGCCAAAAAGAAAATGCTGCAACTCGTGGATGTAAACAATATTTTTTCTAGACGGGGTAACAAAATCATAATTTTCTAAATGAACATTCCAATAGTTTCTTAGCATAGTGCTCTTGGGACTAAGAGTTATTATAACTTCAGTTCCATCCTTTTTGAATACCTTTTTATAAGGCACATCGAAACGTATATCTTCCGGATCATAGTCCGGACAGGAAAAACCTGCACCTATCAATTTTTCAGGTGTAATTCTGAGACCATTCATGTTAGATACATGCACGACTAGGTGTCCCTTTTTCAAAAGTCGATTATAAGTGACTAGATATTCCGTTTCCGAAATACGCCCCAAGACTTCATATACAAGATGTGAATCTATTGATACCAAATCTCCAGTGATGAACTGAGACTCTATATCCCACTGGCACTTCTCTTCCCCTGTCCAAAGTCTATTACTTAATCTATAAGATCTTTCTGTTTTTACCTTGTCACAGATTGCAAATATAGTTATCGTTAAGAAAACCAACAGTACTGCAACAAAAGGAGATGTTACTACAATCATACGCTATTTTCTTTTATCACTATTAACAAAATTCTAATATCCTTCTATCTCAACTTTCTTGAAATCAAGATTACACTCTTCGACTCGGGCACGGTCATCAAAAGAAACGAAAATGCAGTCCTTACGACGAAAGAGCATAATTTTATTACCAAAAGGACTAATATGAGACACATCTATTCCCAATTCCTTTATTATCTCATCTTTTCCGATGAGAGGTTTATAGGAGTCGAGTACGCTAGCTAACATCCTTCCTTGCTTATAGCGCTTATTGGGCACTATAGCTACATATCGGCCATCCTCTCGTTTATCCCAATTCATTACTCGCCATGCCTTGTTATCTAGTGTTTCGTATTGTTTAAAAGACACCCAGATATAGGATATTTCGATTTTTCGATCATTGCTGTCGTTAGCTAGACAACATAGGTAATCATCGAACTCGAAGCCCACAGCTTCTTTTACTCTCTCCATATAAGCCTGACGCTCTCTTTTCTCCGCATCAAGAATACCCTTAATGTATTCGTAAGTCTTTGTTCCTTGTTTTGCTTCGTACAACATATCTTCTTCGTTTTTTAGTTCTTACTCTTAATCTGCGACGGAATAGCAGAGGATGAGGGCGAGATGGAGGCGGCGATGGCGGGATATTCGGCGGCTTTATAGGCTCATGCCCACCTTCAAATATTCCGGAAACCAACACCAGGAAGAATATCGCAAATACCCAAAGCATGGTTACGATGATCTTTTCCTCCGTCGATAACTCTAACGTCATTTCTTTCTTCTCCTATTACGTTTATTCTGTAAATACTGCCCAAAGTCTTTCGGAGTAGAAATCATCATTTCCATAGGCTCCGGATGCTTATAAATACTCAGAGGATAATCTCTATAAATTATTTCCATACGCTACTTCTTTTTTCTTATTTCACCGTTCACAAATTCATACCCCAAACTACCGAGAATATCTAAGGCGTTCATTACCTGACCTTGGCTAGGAATAAAAAAATGGTAATTGTCAATTCTTCGTATACCTATATTCTTATATATAAAATTGGCATATTGCGAAGAAGCCACACTCTGGTAATGTTCTGCTTGAGAATCCAATATTTGAACCAGTGTACCATTTATTTCAAAATATACTCCAAAATACAGTGAGATGCCAAGGCCTTGAGGATAGACCTGTTTCACGCAAATAATCGACCTCTTTAATATCGAATCCGCTTCCATTGTTTCTGCGGTATATATCCTACCTTCTGCCAGCTTATCAGCATCTATACTCTCGGTATAGGGTACCATAGGATATGATTTAATATATTCTTCTTGTGTCATACGCTAATTAAAATTTATGATCTTTACAAACATTAAAACATGATGTTTTGTCATTATGTTTAACACACCATGCAGAGGCACGATGGTCATCGTCGACACTGTACCAAAAACAGTTGCCGCAAAACTGATCTACTTCATCGGGCATACGCTTATCTGTTTAAATGATTATTACAAACTAAATCGCATGATGTTTCTTCTTGCGAATCGATGCACCAGCCTTGGCCGTAGGAATCTTCGTTGTCGAACCAAAAGCAGTTACCGCAACATTTCTTTTCTTTCTTTGCCATAAGCTATTTGAATCTGATTACGAACATATTCTTTTTTAACCACGCATCAGGGCACATGCCCTTCTTCGGTTTATCTACAGTTATCTCGTCGATTTCCTTCTCGATATATGGTTGGTTATCTTTCGGATAGCCGAGGAGAAAATGAACGTGTGTGAAAGGCTCTAATACCTCCTTGCGGTAAGTTCTATCTTCCGGACTGTCCGAAGTGTGCTTGAGCCCTCCGGTGAGATAACCTTGCACGAAAAGACCTCTATCGGAAGCACGATGATATTTGGCTACACCAGCTATCAAGGCTGGCCTATTCGGTATATCCTTTCTAAATAAACGAATCGTCCAGTATAAAGAGCATTCCCGATACTCCTCTGTCTTCTCTCCGCTAGCTATCTTCTGGTACCACTCATCAGTAAGATGAATTGTTAATATTTTCTTCTCTGCCATAGCTATTTACCTTTATATTCTATACCATTTCTTTCAAGAAATTCTTCGGCTGCCTCTAGGCTGTCAAACTTCAGGGGGCGACCGAAATAATCATTAAAGTATCTATATCTCTGCCACCAATGCTTTTTGTACATGATGAAGTACCTTTTTCTATACGCAAGGCTCGATTGAGGGTCCACATGCCCATAAAAGAATCTGGGGAAATAAAGTGAAAAAATTTTTATCTTCATACTACTATTTCTTTTTAACTTACTACCTCTACATACTTCAATTTAGCAAATCGGTATGAGGTGTATACTCCATCGAGTGTTTTATTGACTCTTGCCGTAAATCTCAGGATGCAGCCTGTATAATCGTGAAATCCTAAGATGATATACTTCTCACCGACATACCCTGCTACGTATGCGCCAATATCTTTTCCCTTATAAAGGGCTGGCTTCCCGCGATACACATCAAAAAAGTCTTTGTTTGTCATGCGCTATTTGCTATAATCTACCCGCTTATCCTTGAAACCGGTGAGGCGCTTGGCATCCTCCTCGGTTATCAATTCCAAATCATCGTTATTGTCATTATCCTTGATAACCAAATCATCGGTAAGGACGAAATAATACTTACCCTCATGGGTGGTAAGATTAGTAGGACGGAAAGGTCTGCAGGCAACGAGGGCACGCAGCCCTAACTTCTTCAGAATATCATCGTGAGTAGTAACTGGAGGATATGAAGACATCACTTCTTTTATAGCCCTACCCTCTTCATTATACAGGTTAGGAGCTACCCAGAACTGATTATCATCACTATAAGTCCTGTTCCAGACTTCCTTATCCAATGTTTCGTACTCCTCGGGAGTAACAACAAACTCGTAGATTTCCAACTTTCGGGAAAAGGTGGAGTTTACATAAGAGGCAATGACTCGGGTTAACTGGAAGGGTACCGCCTTGCGGATGCGATCGCAATACTCTGCGTTTTGCTTTCGCTCCTTATCTATCACGTCCTTCACCCACTCGAAAGACTTAGAACCTTCTTTTAATTTAAATATGTGCATAGTGCTATTACTTTAAATGATTTTTCTTAGGACAAGCGATTGAATCGCTGGGAACGGTGGCGCTCTTTTGCTTTTTGACTTGGCAGGAGCAGGAGGCTGAATGAATGCAGCAGGTGCCTCTGGCGGTCTCAAAGATGATATACTCGTGACCTTTTGAAGTGACGGTAATGCTGCTACCTTTTATGCGGTCGCCTTCTCTGCTCTCGGTAATGAGAGCATGGATCAGCAGATAGAGCATGCCGAACATAAAGAGTGTAAATATCACATCTGAGGTCGTTGCTTTCAGCTCATTAAAGAGTTTCTTTAACTTTGCCTTATCCATACGCCTTAACAATTATAGAGCTTGATACCATAGCGATCCTTCATCAGGGTTACTGCCCAGTCGGGATAACCGCCTTTATGCTGTTCCTGATAGATTTCTATCTCCCGGTTATAGCGCTGCAGAAGGAGAACAAATCTAGGGTCGGGCGTTTCGCCACCTTTGATGTGATACTTCTCCTGGGCGAACTGCATTTCTACCCTCAGCTTGTAGCTGTAGGTAAACTGCTCGTTGCCTCCCTCGTGGAGAATGATAGCCATAACGCGCGCCAGGTCATCTTTATTCACTACCGCCATGCCTACTGCATCGGCTGTGCGGAGAGTAACGAGATAAAAATCATAATCAAAATCTGTTTTATCCATATCGTTTTGTTTTTACTTAATCTTCTAATAGAGACTGAGGAAACTTCAGTTCCTCGCAACCGCTAATCTTTATTTTATTTGCCATTGTCTTCAAATGTTTTTTCCAGTTCTTCCGGAATTTGAACTTCACGTATTTTCTCTATCTCATAGCCTTTCTGAATAACGTTCAGCATACTGGCGTAGGTAAACTCTTCTATTGAACCGGGAGTCTAATCACCACAAGGCTTACCATTCTCGCGTATTGCATCTTTATCTGTCAGCGAAGACTCCATTCGGCACAGAAAGACTCCGATAGCCAATAATACGAGGACTGGACGATTATCGGGATCATCGTTATAATCATCGGTGATTTTATCGGCAGTGGCTATCATCTTACGATAATCAACATTGAGTTTTTCCTTTTCTTCGGGTTTAAGCTGCTGCCAGCTTGCGTTGTTATTGTTTTTATTTTCCATATTGTTTTGTTTTTAATTGGCAACAGATTTTTCGCTTTGCCGGTTGGTTTGAGTGGAGTTTTCGTATTTCCGAAACTCATGCTTCAGCAGCCTCCGGTTCTGGTTCTTCCGGCCAGCCGTTCTCCTGATAACCCGCCTCATGTGCCTCAGCAGATTTCTCACGGCGATTGTCATAATATACAGGCTGCTCGCCTGCGGCTACTCGCTCCTTATTGTACTCTGCATAGGCAATGGCTAACTTATCCATAAACTCTTCGTTAGCACGGCGTTTAGCAATCTTGTAGTCTTGGATAGCTTTCTGATATTTGGCATGAGCTTCGGAACGATCAGCATCTTGCTGAACGAAGAAAGATTTCTTTCCCAAGGTTTGCTTGCCGAGAAATTCTTTCAGGCTAGACTTCTGACGTGCCTTGAACTCAACTTCCTTATCCAGGAGTTCCTTCTTACGTTTCGCAAAGGCCTCGCCGCCATCGGTCTTGATTTTCAAAGCAACTTCGTGTTTTTTGTCTCTTTCCTTACGCAAAGGTGCAAGGACTTCTTTCTGAAATTCTTCTAATGTTCTCATTTTCTCAAAATCTTTAATGTATTATAAAACTTTTCTTAGTCGAAGAGGGAAGGCTGACGTGCCTTCAGCTCCTCTTCTTTTGCTGCCTTTTCCGCTTTCTCTTCCTGAACTGCAGCAGATAGTATCTGTTTCAGTCCCTTGCGAGAGGCGAGAGGTTCCCTTGATACGAGGGATATAAACTTATCTCTGCCCAGTTTGCGGTAGAAAGGAATAAACTCCTTATCCACCAAATCGGCAGGGGCACTAGGAATCAGTTTGCCCTGGTAAGGCTGACCTTTTCCATCTACTACCAGGAAATGGCGTGTGCCATTTTCCTCATCTGATATATCAATGCCTCCGGAATATTTGGCTATGCTGAGTTGACTGCACAGCCAAGCCTCCTTGGCTATCACGATTGTTTTCATAGGGTGAGGGGTTGCTTATTTTTCTGCAGTTAAATCGTTCTTGATTTCATCCCACATCGCCATCTCTACCTTCTTACCGTCGAAGTGGCCAACGGCTAACAGTTCGCCACCTTCCTGGGTAGCATCAGCAGAAGAGATAGCACTGCTGCGGATGATCATGATGTCAAACTCATGGATAGCATCCATGAGGCTCTTCATATCGATGTACTGCATATTCTCGCGTGCATTCTGACGGATGCGCTGAATATCAATATCGGTGAGTTTTGTCTGAGTCTGCTCCTGCGCTTTGCGCACGGCTACCGTCTCCAGGTCTAGACGCTGCTGCTCGTAGGCATTAAACACCAATTCAGCATTTTTGAACTGCGCTAAGAGGTCGAGAAACTTCTTAAAATTTTCCGGTCCCATAGACATCACAGAGACCGCGAGGCTCTGCTCCAGCAAAAGTGTTTTGCCTTTCACCTGCCAGTGAAACAGACCGGAGCGTTCCCACTCTTCGAATGAAGCATAAAGAATACTCATATTCTTCAGAGCTGCTTTTTCCTGCTTCGCTTTACTTCTTTTAAACGGATTCCACATAATCTATATATTGTTTAAAAATGAATATTCCAGTGAAAAAAGCGCCCTATGCTCACGCACCGGGGAGGTATAGGGAAATGTGAATAGACAACCCTACATTGCTTTTGCTTGTAGTTATTGTAAAATAAATACGGAACATCCTTTCGCTAAAGGTGTCTGCTATGAAGCATTTACATAAATTCAATAATTTAACAGTTAGAGCTTTAAAAATCTTCGATAAACTATATTGAATCTTAAAACATGAATTACCATATTAATGCGTGATGAACCTGGTGCCATCTACTTCGAGCACAAGAATATCGTTTACCACGCGGATTTCTCCGCTGGTTACGAACTGCACCTTTCTCTGATGCCGCAGCACATCTACCTTCAGACAGACGCATTCACCTTCATCTACATGCCCGGTCTTAGTGAGGAATTTGATGTAGAACGATTTGCGCTTTACGTTCCTCGCTGTCTGCGGATGCACATAGCCAGTAACCTGCTGTCCGCTGCGTGGGTCTATCCACTGCCACTTTTCGCAGAACTGACGGAGGTTCTGATAAGATTGATGATATTTTGCCATAACTCTTATCTATTAGTCGATGAATTTATACGAAGCCACCGAAATCATAATAATCACGAGGACCATCCTGCTCCTTATCCTCTTCGTAAGGAGGAAGCTTTGCTTGCAGGAATCGGTTTAGGATGATACTGTCTACCTTCCGTTTCTCCTTGGCTACCCTTTGCCGATGCCGCAATATATCAGGAAACAGGATGTTCTTGAGCGGGTTCGACCAATCAGCTGCGTCATTGCATGCCGAATAATCGGGGTACAGCACCAGGGAGTAATGCGATAAATTACCGTTAGGGGTATCGAGCATCGGACCAGCCAACGTAAAGGCTTTCTCCTCGTTATAAATAACCATGTGCGAAGTCTGTAGGGTCACATCATTATGGTTCTGATACAAAATTCTGTCTCTGTATTCCATCAGATGAATATCTATCCAGTCTTCTACACTCTTATCGGTTGAGAGCACCAGGTGGGTTATCCAACCCCTCTCAAAGCACGTTTGAAGGTAGTTGATGATATATCCGGTAGCAGATGTTCTGCTCACGGTCATCGCCAACACCATCACGCAGAAATGCTTTTTCTGTGCCCGGTTGGGATTTACATCCGCCAAATATCCGATAGCGTGGAAGAATTTATCTATCAGCACATCGCCGTGAGTATAGAAGCTCAATGCCCGCCGTGGCGCTTGTATAATTGCCTTGGGCAGCTTTTTATCCACACAGCAGGGAGGAATAAAGAGCAAAGTATCATTCATAATCTTATCTTATTCGTTCGATGTAAGTTTATTATTCAAGAATCATCGGCATGATCAGGGTCAATGCTCTAGGCGATGATTCGTTGGCGGTGATTACCCCAGCGCGGCTAGGGTCGCCAAGATGCAGGCATACGGTATCAGACTGGATAGGTGCCAGGGCATTCAGCAGACTGCTTGCCTTAAATCCGATGCGATGACCATCTACGCAATTACTATCGATGATAAGCACCTGGTCGTTTGCCGCCATATTGAAGTCCAAATCCTGCGCTTCCACATCGAGGAACATACCTTCTTTCTTCAGAACAATCATGTTGCTACTTTCTGAAGAGAAGAGTGCTACACGCTTTACTACACTTGCCAATTCCCGCTTGTCTACCACAACATCATAAGGGTTGTTGCGAGGAATAACGGAATTGTAGTTAGGGTACTGACCTACCATCTTCTTGCAGACGAAGGTAATATCATTTCCAGATGTAAAGCGCACCATGCTCTCGTTTGCCTCAATATCAATATCTGCACAGTCATCAAAAACCGCCAAGCTCTTGAAGAAGGTTCGTTCTACAAGAATCGTACCTGGTGTTCCACTGCGGAAGAAGTTGCTGCCTCCTGTCTCCGGATTGTTGGTATGGATCAATTTGATGAGAGAATGACCATCAGATGCAACAAAGGTGCACTCGCTTCTGTCCTCGGCTACATCAATGCAGAGGCAATTCATAATTGGTCGAAGTTCTGAGTTACCAACAAAGTTGCCGGCATGAGAGAGCACATTGCCGAAGGTTGCCATCGGAAGGGAGATATGTAGGCTGGCATTATCAGGTTGTGCCGCACGAGGAAATTCCTCGGCACTGAAATAAACCAGGCTGACGTTACCCTTCTTTACATTTTCGCCGTTCTGGGTGCAGTACTCGATATTCATTGAGCGGTTCTTATCCTGCGACAGATCCATGGTGACTACGCAGTCAGCAGGGAGCGTAGAGAGGAGCGATAGCAGAGAACCGATAGGCAGAACTACATCTTCCTTGAAGCTGCCCTCTACGATACTGAGGGGGGCAGGGATAGATAACTCCGAGTCAGTGGTAGCTGATACGAAGAAGAACTGACCATCTTCCTTACGCTGGGTAAGGAGCACGTTGCTCAAGATGGCGATAGCTGACTTACTGTCGATACACTTCGCAGCTTTCTGAAGAGCCTGACGAAGCAAGAGGGATGATTGCGCTTGTATTTTCATTTTGCTTTTATTTTATAGAAATTCGATTTCTTTGTTTACAAATTTTATATATGTTTGGAAGAACTGCTTCACCTGCTCGCAGGATCCGCTACCGGTATAGGTACATCTGCCCGTGCAGTTGGTTCGGGTACCATCGGGACTCTCGCAATACCCACCGAGACCAGTGCCGCCTCGATGCTGCGGGCAGAGATATACGAAGGTATCTACCCAGGCTTGGCGATTGGCCATCCTTATGCCTTTCTTCTTTGTTTCTTCCTTCTTTGCCATTTTTGCTTATAACTTAAAGATGACCAGCGATAGAATCGCTGGGAAGAGAGACGTAAAGGGAATAAGGTTCTTTTTACCTTTTTACCCTTTTACCTTTTTACCTTTAAAAAGGCAGGTCGCTCTTATCTATTTCGTCTACCGTAGCTGCGGCATTACTGCTATCGCTAGCGTTCGGTATAGCTTGCCTTCTGCCCTGCTTGCGGGAGGTGAATGCCTTCCATCGTTCTTCCTCTTCTGGGGTGAGGGAGACGATGTTGCCATCATCATCACGGTATGGTAATGGGTCTGGACCTTCCACATATTCCTTCGCTATCCGCTTTAACTCGTCGTAGCTTTCCGGAATATGATCCTTTCCGCTACGGAAGAAGAAATAGACGTGCTTACTCGTCTTCACCCTGCGGATGAGTTTCGGCTCCACACTGTCATCATTCTCCCACTCTCTGCCTACGAAGTATTCCTCCGTTACCCAGGCTCGAAGCTTGAAACAGCCGTGGCGCTTATTGTCCTCACCTATCAGGAGATGATCAGGATTGCAGATGATATTCATATTCTTGCAATACTTCTTGATTTTCTTCTTGAATGTGGCTCGGCTATATTCCTTACTTTTACCCTCGCTGGCATCAGCCCAATCACGCATAAACTCGCAGAACATTTCGTCTGCACAGATAGGTGCTGAATAGACTTCATTACGACTGAAGAACCACTCGAAGTAGTTCACCGTGTTCTCGGTCAGCTCTCTTACCATCAATCTTCGCTGAACGTTCTTCTGAGGAGCAATCACGAAGGTATGGTAGCGCATGATAAATTGCACGGCTAAGGCACAGATGTATATCGCCTGATTGCGGTCTCGCTCATTCAGATTCTCCGGTTCCTTAACGAGGTTCTTCATCACTTCCTTGGGAGAACGTGCCAACTTATGCTGCATCGGATTTTCTCGACAGAACCTATCCGAGAAAGATACCAAAGGAAAACGGCCGATGGTAGACTCATCATCATCACTCAACTGCGAGTTGCTGGAAATTACGTTCGTTGGCGATTCTTCCAACTTGAAGACGATAGGATCACCAAACTTTCGTTCTACCTTGGCTCCCGCCGTTACCTTATTATAAAAGTACTTCATCGGGAAACCCGAAGGTTTATCTTCCCAGTGTACTACCCTATATTTACCCGGAGAAATCAGCAGGTCGGAAAGACTGAACTTTGCATCGGCAATCGTCAGGAAATCCTTCATATCGACGCGCAGTACATTGACTGCTGAACCTACCACAAGTTCTATCATCAGTGATTTACCCGAACCGCCACTTGCCTGCTTCTCGTCCTCCACCTCATCTTCGAGAAGATAAGGACAGATACTCTGCATGTCAGCCCATGAGCGATAACAGATTCTTCCCAAACAGGAAATCATGTTAGCAAAATGGGAATCGATGTCGGCGATAGCTTCGGCAGGCATTGGCTCTTTGTTACGGATGCAATCCTGCTCCAGTCGCCACTGCATATTGCAACAACCGCGTATAACTCTCAGGATAGGCCAAAGCTCTTTCTCCTGCTTACCTTTCCAATCCACCTGCCAACGGAAGGTTTGCGCCCAATCTTTAAGCTCGGATTTTTTTTGGTCAATTTCGGCTCTTGTGAAGACTGGCGAACCGTCTTCGTTGGTCTGAGCTTCCTGCTGGGCGATGACTGCCACCCTATCCTTGTATTCCTGGCTCTCGCTGATAACAAACGGAGGATTGAACACCCTCATCGTAAAATCATACGGTCTTTTAGCCAGGGCAGGTATAAAGAAATTCAGGCGGTCATAGCTGACTGGCATGATGGTTTCGGGCGTAATCTTCAACGCTACATTGCGGAAAAAGAAATATTCCGTATGCGCATCGAAACTTTCTGTGAAGTCTATCACCATGCCCTGCAAGCCGCCAGCCGATTTCTCGCTGAAATTCTTGTCTATCAGGTTCGCGCAGTCTGACATCATCTTGCGCTCCTGATCATTATGCCGCCAACTCTGTTCAGTAAACTGCAGAAGTTGGTTTTTCGTTGCTTGGATGATACTCTTCTGGTCGATGTATTCTACGAAACATCTATCCAGATGGATATACTGACCTACAAGGTCGGTACTCTCAGGGTCTATCATTCTGTAATAGCCGTGACAGGTCATAAAGAGCCACACCTTGGTAGGCGATACCTTGCAGGTAGGCGGTTTAGGTTTGCCGCTTCTCGGATCACGGGGATATTCTATCTCGAATGGATCGGTGTTGTTGGCACCCCGCAATCTCGAATATAGCGGCAACCTTATATCGTGGTCGAACTTGAAGTTATCGGTATCATTCATGTGGTAGCACATCAGATAATCTCTCACTGAGCGAGGAGAGCAACCGTACAACCAGTTCCACCTTTGATTATATCGGCTTCTGAAGCCATCGGGCAGCGTGGCATAGCACATATCGCAATATTTGGTGGCGATGGCTCCGCAATCCCTTTGGCTGGCGATGTCGTTAGGGTAAATCATAATCACCCTTTCGGCAAATCGATTCATCTTCTGATACTGCACGGCATTGAAATCGAGTTTTTCCTGTCTCCACTGCCCACGCTCGATATACCAGAAGTTTCTTCTGCCCAGCGAAAAGGCTACGTGGTACCAGCAGTACTTTTGAAAGTGCTTATCCTGCGCCTTATCCTGACGCAGGGAACGCATGGCGTAAAAAACGCTCAATGCATCTTCCGGTGTTCTGCAGAAAACGATGTTCTGAGCTTTGATGTCACCTACTTCTATAGGTTTCTCCTCAACATGAAAAGTGCCTTTCGGCTCACCATCCTTGGTTTCGTTCTCTACCCATATTTCTTTCGTGTCGGTGTAAGCCTCTCCCGGTTGCAACTTTTCTATTGCCGAGTGAACGGCAGTAGAGTTGTTATTCCGATGGTCCATCGCATAGGTGAAGACCTTATCCCCCATCAGCCACTTGCTCACCTTCCTCACGCTGTGATCCTCGCAAGTAGAGAAGACGATAGGGTCTTGCTGCATGGCTGGACGGAAGAAGCATCCGCAACTGCCTTGTGGCGCTATCACGTCTGTAGCAAAGCAGACGAAGAGAGGGTTCCAGGGTGTGCCGTAAATGATTTCACTCACCAGTTGTCCGTTTCTCACTACGTTGGGCAGCGTTACCTGATCCACGGCATAGATGCGGAAATCTTCATTCAGCATTTTTGTATTGAAGTCCTTGCCGAAGCCGTACTGCGGAATGCCTTTTACTAATGTGACTTCGCACCCCAGGGCTGCAAGCTCCTGGGGGTTGAAGTCCGTTTTTGGCATAAATGAGAAAGTCTCTATCGTTTGTGACGCGATTGTTCGATAGTCCATCTTTGCAAAGAGCATCGGCCATTTGGCTCTCGTCTTCTCGTTGTCACCATACACCCTCACGATGAGGTCATGGCAAAGACGCAGCAGACTGGCTCCGTGCATCGGCAGTTGGCGCATGGCAGCATAAAGCTCTAAGGCTCCATAGCCATACTTGCCGGTCTTGGTACACATCCAGCGCATGGCACCATGCTCTGCCTTGGAATTGTCTTCCACTCCTACACCGTTATACATACCGCCTCGCTCATTATTGTAGATAATGAGGTGTGGTGTCTGCTTTGCCTTGCCCTGCTCGCCATCGTCTGCCTCTTCCTTCTGGCAGAGCGGACAGAAACAGGCAGTCTGTCCCTCGATGCGCTGCTCATCGGCAGGTTTTACGAGGAATGCCATGTCAAGGTTGGCAATTTGGTTCAATATCGGGTGGAATAACATATCTTACAGTAAGAGTATTATAGTTAAAAGAGAAGGGAAGGCACCACTCTTGACCATTGACCAGCGATGGAATCGCTGGGAACGGAAGCGAAGGGTAGGCCAAACTTCAAGTGTTTACATCTTGCCGGGTTATATTCCAGAGCGAGCGGTCGGAGCATTTGAAAATCTGTGGTACTCGCCCGCTGCAAAGATGCAGTGAATCGTAGTCGTAGGGCATTACTGACTCCTACTACCCTTGCATAAGAGTGTTTCCAGAATGCCTCCCCTATTCTCTTTATATCATATTGTCAAAGAAAGAAGACCTTTCGGGCGACTGGCAAAAATCTGAGGATGCCGCAGATACCGTCCGATGGGGTTCCCAGGCTTTTTAATCAGACTATCCCCCTTCTTCTTGAAGCTGCGGGTGTGAGATATGCGATGAATGTTTCCAAGTCCACCTATCGCCCGTCCGGTCTTCCTGCCATTTTAACCGATGGCTCGTTGTCTAACAAAATAAAAATCGGAAACGAAGTGTATCGTACCGAAGTTGCATGATGTCATGCAGAATATCTTTTATTTCTTCATATCTTTATGTTTTATAAATTCAGAAATGTTTCCAGGCGATAATGCCTTATCTTACAGTTGCAGATGGTTTCCATGCGGTGTACGATCATCTGCGAGAGACTTTCCATCGTGAGGAAGTCGGTATCTAGACCGATAATCTGCACTTCCTGCCTCCAGTATATCTTCCCGTTCTTGCGGCGGCAACTGTGCGAAGGCGTGATAATCATATCTTCCACGCTGCCCGTCATCATCCTGCAAAGATACTCACAGGTATCTTTCAGCAGGGCGAAGGGCGCATAGAAAAGGAGGGTTGGAATATCATCCTTCAGTCCGCTCATCGTCTCGGTATAGGCGAAGCGATGCAGCATTCTGTATTTAGATAAGTTCCTATGCCTCTGCTGTATGCCCTTCCGGTTAGGGATATATGGCAAATCAAACAGTCTTGGCATAGCCTTCTCTTATCTTTTTCATCATCTGCCAGGTACTATAGATACTTCGCTTGCAGTCGAAGATAGGGTCATGTGCCGCACCTTCATCGGCGATGTCTTTATAGTCCATAGTCAGGGCATAAGCCTTGTCGAGGTCGAAAGGTTCCTCGTTTGGCTCGGCTGCATCCCAGATGATTCTCGCACATTCCAGATAGAACGTGCGATGATCTCTCAACTGGGTATGCTTTATCTCGAACTTGATACCCATCTCCCAGCAGATATATCTCAAGATAGCTACATCGAAATCAGTACCCTGCGCCCAAAGGCAAAGTTCATCATCACCGAGCTTCTTCTTGATATAGGCTATCCAGCCGAACAGGTCGTTCACGATTACATCAATCGGCTGACAAGGTGCCTCGTCGCTGTCATTGCCGAGCAAGGCAGCTTTTGCCTCGTCACTCTGTTTTGACCACCATTCTGCCGTACTTTTGTCAAATGCGAACCCGTTGATGAACATGCTTCGCAGGTCAACGTGAGCAGAAAAAGTGGAATTTCTTAACACACCATCACCTTCATCAAAGAAAGGTGATTCGTCCCCATATCGCTTCCACGCCACCGCACCGAGACTCATCACGGCTGCGGTGGGCGAGAGCGAACAGGATTCCCAATCAAAGGTTACATCTATCATTATATATGGTTACGAATTTTACCTTTTTACTTTTTTACCTTTAAAAGCAAGAGTGCTTTAATTCCTTCCTGCTCCCATGGCTTCCAGTCATCAGCGGTAAAACGCTTGATGATGGTCGTGCGGCTCATGCCTCGCTCCTCCATAAAGGCAAAGAACTTCATGCAGAGACCGTTGTTGGCCTTCTTCAGACAGGTGTAGAACACACCCGACTCATCGCTCATGGCAGCCTCAAGCAAATATCCCTTCTTACTAATCTCGTTGCCCAGGGCATCGGTCTCTACATACCCGGATAATAGGTTAGCTACTTCCGGTATAGCTAAGAACTGCTTTTTGCAGTTTTTAATGCCTTGGATTTCCCAAGCGTCGAAACCTTTCTGAAAGAAACGGAGATAGAAAGTTGAGATTGTGAAGCCCTTATCCGATAAAAACTCAGCTAAGTTCTTCTTTTCCTCCACAGAAATATCATTTACCTCTAATGGAGAGTTCTTTCTGCAGATTTTTTCTATAATTTCCTTTGTCATTTCGATTTTATTTCTTAATTTTGGTGCAAATTTAAAGATTAAAATCGAAACAACCAAATGTTACCTATATTTTCTTTCAGAAATTAGGGGAATTTAACATAGGTTACATATATTAATTAATTTCGAGATGAACAGATTAGAGTTATTCACCTTATAAATGTAGTTGAGATATGAAGTACTTTTACAATTACAGCTTCCTAGACAAATGGATGGAAGCAAACAGCAAAATCACCAATAAAGAAATTATGAAGGCTATGGGTACTACGAGTAATGCGTGCCTGGATAGCTGGATAAGAATGAAGTCGCCGCTGCCTACCATCGCCATGCTGCGATTCTGCAATGCGTTTCACGTTCCGCTCTCGGCATTTATCGTAGATGCGGACCAGCAAGGAAGGGAAGGCTGCTGCGAGGAGGGGTATGTATGCCCTGGTATAGATGACCAGTTTGAACCCGATGGGGGCTATCTGGATAATGAAGAGAAGCGCAAACAGGGTACGAGGGCGCTGCGCAATCCGCTCGATGTGGAGAGGATGAAATCGGTAGTGCCTGGGTGGACCAGCGTTGGAAACGCTGGGAACGGAGGCGCAAAGGGGTTAAGGCTCGGACGCAAGGAAGAGCACAAGGAAGAGACTGCCGCTGCGCCTATGGATGCTGCTGCCCCTATGAATGCCGCTGCCCCTACTCCGATTACGGAACCGGTTACAGCAGCAGCAGAAACGGACATCAGCTTGAAGACCCTTAACCGCATGCTCGATATTATTGCTGAACAGCAGAAGCAGATAGGCGATCAGCAGAAGCTCATCAGCGAACTCACCCATCGTCTGGAATCTCAGCAGCCTAGCTACGGCATGGTGGCAGAAGAGATACATCGCGAGACGGAATAAAATAAAAACAGCCAGCTATCCATCACGGACGGCTGGCTGAGAATGTTTCAGCTTAAACTACGTTTTAGAAACAACTCATATAAAACATATAAAATAAATATATATAAAATATAAAGAACGAAATATGATTAATGCTCATTTACTGCTGCCATCTTGCGACGAAGGAACTCCTTCTCCGTGATAACCTGGCAGTCCTCGCTTGTGCTCACGTAAGGCACATCGGTATAGAAGAAGCCATGATGCAGAAAGAGGATAGGCGTTGTATTGCCCCAGGAGAACGGAAGCTGCACCTCCTTGCCTTCCTTACCCTTCGCCATCTTAGGCTTGAACTGCAGGATAGCGATAAGAGCCGTTTCATTTACGATAGGCAGTGCCATCATCTCCTTCTCCAGTTCGCTGTTTTCTTCTGGAATAAAGAGCGATGTGCTCTGCATTCCGTCCTTGGTAGGAGTCTGAATGTTCGTCCAGCCGTCCTTGCTGATCGTGTTTTTGAACTCTACCATCGCCACACCACCTGCAAAGCCTTCGGGCGATTCGTAGTAGGTATCGGCTCCCTGCTTCTCTGCCCAGGCTCTCGCCTTCTCGCTTGCTTCACTACACTCATCAAGAAATGCCTTCAGCTTCTTGCCTGTCTCACTCTCCTCAGCTATCTTCAGATAGTTGTGAGGTCTGTTTTCTTTTTCCATAAATCCTTATTTTTTTAATCTATTATATAATTTTCGAGAAAAATTGTATTTTTGAGTATATATTTTCAGCGAAATATTGTATTTTTGAGAGGTAAACCAGCGATAGAATCGCTGGAAACGGAGGTGCAAAGGTGTTAAGGCTTTTTTTACCTTTTTACTTTTTTACCTTTATTTCGCCCTGCAATAGATAACCGGCTCGCCACTCTCATCATTCTGCATGATAAAGCCCCAGTAGCCTAGCTCCTGCAGATAAAGCGAAAGCGGGTCGCCAAGCGGACAGACTATCGCCTTGAAGTACTCACGAAGTCGGGCATCGTTAAACACTTCGCAACCGTCTGCCCAATGATCCAACGGCTTATACTGATTATTGAAGGCTTCTATCTTTGCCGGGATAACGAAATCCTGCAGCGTAACTTCTGCCTGTTCATCATTATCCACGATGTCGTAACCGTACTGCACGTGTTTCTTACTTTTTCCCTTCCCCATGGTCGATATATTTATTAATTGCTGTAAGTACCAAAACTATCACGATAAGCAGAAAAAGGGCGAGGGCGTTCTTTCTGGCTTTCTGAATCCAGTTAGCCTTTCTTGTCTCTGCTGTATTCTTTTCCTGCGTATCTGATAAGCTGTCGGTGGCCTCCCAGTGGGTGCCCACATCATTACTGCTACTGACGGCAAGGCTATCGATGGTCTTCTGCATCGTATTGATTTTCTGCTGCTGCATCTGCAATCGCTCCTCATAAGAAGACTGGTTGTTATAACTGCCCTTGCGATGTGTAGTGCGGTTGGTGGTAGTCTGCTTATTGCCGGAGGAATCAGTGGTCTCGGTAATCTGCTCCTGGATAGTCTCCTCATATTCGCCCGTTTCCGTAGACGAAGAAGAAGTATGCTTATCCTCGCTCACCTTAATGGCTACGCTGTCATTCACCATTACCTGCTGATGCACGCTATCCTGCTGAATAGCCGATACGCTATCCTTCACTTCCTGGTGGTTATCGCTAACCGCCCGTCGAGAGGCAGCACATGCCGTAAACATCATCGTCACTACTGCTATCAAGAGTAGTTGAATAATCTCTTTCCTTTTCATACGTTTTCATTTCTTTTAATGTTTCTGATGCAAAGGTAAGAAAAAGGGGAAGAATAGATGGGACAAACAAATAAAGGTAAAAAAGTAAAAAGAGCATTTAAAAGTAAAAAGGTAAAAAAGTAAAAGAACAGCAGGGCGATATATCCCGCTAGGCTCTTTTTACCTTTTTACCTTTTTACCTTTAACTTCTGTAGAACACCGGGGCAAATGAAACTTTGCAATCGAAAAACTCCTTCGCCTTCTCCTCGATACCTAACTTTCGTATCATTTCAAAATCATCATCGCTGCACTCTACACAGAATCTTCCGTTCTTCATGCCAATGAAGGAAATGCGGGAAAGCAGTAATTTCTCAGCATCGCCTATAATGAGCTTGCAGAATGCCTTCCACTTGTCGGCACCTTGCCCGCTCTCGGTTACAATCTTACTTTCCGTAGGCTGATGCACATGGGCGAATATATCACCCTCTACCGGTTTTCCAGTTTGCTGTGCGCTGTTCTGCTTATACCGCTCATTCAGAGTGGCAGCAATATCGGTGTTCTTATCCTTAGATAGATGATTCTCACCAACCACCGTGCGCCTGACATGAAACCTGATAAACTCAGGATCACCTTTTCGTTTGCCCGATTTATAGATGATGTCATCGTCTTTCAGCTCATCAAATACAATGTCCGTCTGCGATAACTTCTCCATTCTCTGCAAATCCCTACACACCACATCGAGAACTTGCTTTCTGAATTGCGAGAACTTGGGGTATTTGTTCATAACCGGTTCGCCCAGCTCATTCAACAGAATCTCCTTCTTGTTGTTATCTAGTTCTACCAAACCGAGATAAGACTTCAGTTCCAGGAAAGGCACCGATATATCCATGCTACGGTTCAAACCTATCTGACGCAAGAGATAGATATATACGCGTGGAGTGTTCACGTTCTTGGCAAACTTTGCTATCATGGATATATGGTGAATATACCCCTGCCCCATATCGAATACACGCTTAGAAAGTTTCGGGTCAATCTCAAGCAGGATATATCCCAGTATGCGGTCCACCTTCTTTCCGTCCTTAGTCGTATATCCGTTCTTTGATAACGGTATACGCATTCGGCTGAATATATGCGTAAATTCCTCGCTGCCATCGGGCAGTGTGCTCTTCACCGCCATATCAAGAATACTTGTCTTCAGCTCCGCTCTCAACTTCTGATAGCTCATATTCTCATAAGTAATGAAATCGTGAATATCTATCTTGATAGGCGGGATATTCATAACAGCATGGTCCACGCCTTGCTCAAACAGAAAATCAGAACGAGCGTCGCCCAACTGTCTTTTCTCCAGAAAATACTCATCCACAAATTTTTGAAGGTGGGTACTCGTTAGCATCAACACGTTCTGCTGGAACAAAGTGTATTGCTTATCCAGTTTCGTGAGCGAAAAAGGAGTATTTATCCAGGCTAAACCCTTGTTTTCATTATCTTCATTCATATCAAATCTGACTTTTCGTTTACCTAAATCTGACTTTTCATTTACCTAAATCTGACTTTTCGTTTACCTAAATCTGACTTTTCGTTTACCTAAATCTGACTTTTCATTTACCCAAATCTGACTTTTCATTTACCAGTATCTTTGTAAGTATCTGAAAACTAAACTATTAAGATTTTACTAATATATATAATATCTATAATCTTATAATTTTCTATTTAAAGATTTCGTTTTTAGGTAAACGAAAAGTCAGATTCAGAAAGGTAAATAGGTTCAAAACCACTTTTCAGTTTACCTTCAAATCTGACTTTTCGTTTACCTGCATTATCCGTTCTTATGTCTATCCAGATACTCGATGACTGCCTGCAGAGCGATGTCTTTGATAGGCGTACCCGTCTCCATCTTCATCTGCAATATCTGCATATAGTACTCCATCGGTACGTAGATGGTGATACCGTTCTGCGTCTTCTTGCCAGCCTTTCTCATAGGTGCAGGGTCGGGAGCAGAAATAGGAGCGGCTGATGCAGGAGGAACCGGAGACTGCGAAGGTGCTTCAGCCTGGGGTGCAGGTTCCGGCTCTGCGGTACCCTGCCCGTTCTGCTGTTTCTCCAATGCCTCGGCAGCGCGCTTCTTGCGAGCTTCCTCATTTGCCTCATAAATCTTTTCTATACCTTTGATGGCTGGAGAGTCTTCCAAACCTTCAAACTTATGTATACTATTTTTTGTTTTTCTTGCCATAATCGTAAATCTCTAAACGTTAAACATGAATCATTATTCCGGCATGCTGGCCAAAATCTCCTTCGTAAAATTCTCATAGTCCTGCCCTACTCTGCTGTAAGGCGAATAAGAGAATATATCCTGATTGATAGCCTGCGCCTCTACCATCTTCGTATCTCGACGAGTGTACGAATCGAACATGTAATCATCAAACTTATTGCCCAGATACTCCTTAAACTGCTTGGTGGCTCTCGTCTGATCATTACTCATCACCATAAACAAGCCTCGAATATCAATATCAGGATTCAAGTCTTCACGGGTTTCCTGCACTGCATTCAGAATTTCGGCAATACCTTTCGTTGCCAGCATTTCGAGCTGGATAGGTATTACCACACCCGTTGCCACAGACAGGGCATTATGCGTAAGCAGAGATAGCGCTGGGGGGCAGTCTATCAGAACATAATCGAAAGCCTCCAGGATAGATGAAACTCCTTCTGTAGCCAATTCGTCGCCTCGTACTTCCGTCAGCGGCTTGCCGAATAACTTATACAAAGCCTTGCGTGGTACCGGCATCTGATTAAGGAAAGGTTCGATATTGATAAGCCGGTAAGATGCTGGAGCAAGATAGATGCCCTCTCTTACCTGATAGACGGGCAAAGGAGACTGCTGTATCAGCGCATCGTATACGGTAGGCTTCCCGATATTCTCTGCCTCACTCCATCCGAAGAGGAAAGAGAGACTAGACTGAGGATCAAGGTCAATGAGCAAGATACGAGGCTTGCGCTCCTTGCCATCTTCACCCTTACCGAAGTAACCTTTGCCATAACGGCGAAGACCAGTTGCTAAACTCTGTACGGTTGTTGTCTTACCAACTCCTCCCTTGTGGTTTACGAAGGCGAGGATTTCTTTTAATCTTGTTTCTGCCATAATCTTAAAAGTATTAATTCGTTTATATATTTATTAATGTATTCGTTTCTTTAAATCCACTAACGCATCCACGCATAAATGCACGTTTGTGCGTTTCTGCTTTTGTGGAAATATGTAGATACAGAATCATGCTTTTATGCGTTCCTTTTGCGTTATTTCTTAAACGCGCTACAAAATTAAGAATTAAAATTGATACTACCAAATTTTTTTCTAACTTTCTGCGTTTATAAGTGCATTTATTTGTTTATTCGTACATTCATGGGTGTATTGGTTGCTTTATTCCTTGATACCTGCATTGATTTATTTATTAATTTATTCGTGCATTTATTTACTTATTTATTTGTTTGTTGATTTTTTTATTGATGTGTGCGTTTATGTATTTATGCGTTTGTGTATTTGTGTATGCGTTTCTGTTTTTGTGGAAATGTGGAAACGTGGAAATAAAGGTGCAACATACCAAAGTACGAATGCACCTTTTTACCTTACTATCCCCCCCCCTAACCGTCGTAATCTTGTTGCGCTCGAATTTCACATCTGGAAACGGGAAGGTGGAGTAGGGCTTTTCGCTGTCTTTCTTACCCATGGTAATGGTGATATTGGTAGAGTAACGTAGGAAAACCTATTCCATCAGGTTCGGGTTTTTATCATATTTGCTGGCGGCTTCCTGCTGCCACTCGTCACGCTCTTTCTTATATAGTTTCATCTCATTCTCTTTGCCCAGAACATCGTTCCAATCCTTTTCAAATTCCTCCTTCACAAATTTCCTTATCGGTCCGAGATACTTCTTTTCTTCCTGGCAGATGAAACGGTTTTGCTTTTTGCGGTCTTCAGCTCTCAGATAAGTTGATTTCCGGAAGAATATTCCGAATTCAACCCTGAACCCTATCTGCTCGCTATATACTATAAGGAAAGAAACCAGGTAGTCTCTCAACGTCCTTAATATATCCTCTTTCTCATCCTTTAAACCGAGTTCCGTAAAGTGTATATCCTTAGACAAAGACATAACTATTACGCCCTCGTCGGTTTCTACCGTCAGTTTATAGGACGAGTATTTTTCGCCCCAGTCACGGTCTAGAAATACCTTCAAGGAACCGGTCATGTTCGATTTATCTATATGAACGTCAAAACTCTTCAGGTCGGGAATAACCGATGAAATATATTGGGTATATCCAAAGACGTAACATAGATCTTCAAAAGGTATCGTTTCTCCACGATAAGCGATGATATAAGCTCCAGTATCTGCATCCACACATTCAGGATTCTGCCAGAAACCATCTCTGTCAATGTAATAATACTCGTCAAAGCCTTCTAATTTGTCCTTGTCTTTCTTCCATGCAATGCCAAGACGCTCGTTCAATATGCCATAATGATCAAGAAAAATGGCATGATCGGTGCAGGGGATAGTAACTACTACTTCATTATCTTTCATATTTTTAGTTTTAAAATTGTTCTATAATTGATAACGCAAAGGCCTCCGGAATTATTATATACCCTTACGTTTTTTTATTAAATCTCCTCAAGTAGCACGCCCTGAAGGAAGGGGCAGAAGCTCCTAGCCCAGGGCAACACCCTGGGTAATCATAGGCGCGCCCATCTCGCCCTGTTTTACTCTAATTGAGCAAGCTTTGAGCGTATTTTTTAACGTTAATTATATTTAACGACCCTTGGGTCTT